TCGAAGCTCGCCAGATACTCTTGGCGGAACGTGCGCGGGTCCATCTTCCGGCGCGCAGCCTCAATTTCTTCCGCCGGGACGTTGCCGCCATCAACCGACGTGTACAGCCAGCTTTTATGGTCAGGCTCCCGCCCGCCCTGCCCATCGAGATAGGAGTCGTAGCAGTGGTTGAAACCCTTCGGCGTCCCGATCCGGAGCGCGTGACCGCCAATCCTTTGCTCGCCGTCGATCGTGAACTTGCACGTCGAGAGCATCGGGCGGAGCACTTCTTCCCACGCTTCGTAGGGGCAGTCCGCCCACTCATCGACCAGCGCGAAGAACAGTCCAGAGCCGCGCAGGTTGTCGTAGGCGTCCAGGCCCACGATGCGGATTACGTGGCCCGCCTTCGTAGTGATCGAGCACTCGGTCTCATTCGGCTTACTAGCCCTCCAGCTTGGCGGAATCGCCTGCTTGAGCCGGCGCCAGAACACACGCTTGGCCTGCTTGAACGTCGGCGCGCAGTACCAAATCTCGTCCTCGACGCTTACGTTCCATTGGGCAGCGAGCCTCGCCGCGCGCCGGATCTCGGCCTTGCCGAGGAACGTCTTGCCGAAGCGCCGGCCACACACCGCATCCCGAAAGCGCGCTTTCTTCTGCCAGCCCCACACGTAGATGTTCGCCTGCTTCGGCGTAAGCGCAACCGGACCTTCAGAGAATCGGGCGCTCTGGGACATCTTCGTCTGGACTCAGTTTGTATTCCGGCGTGCTTGGCATGCCTGGAGCGTCAGCGCCTGGCGCTTTCGGCGCATCAAGGCGGCGATTCACATACATGTCGCCAACCTCTTTGGCTGCCTGCTCGATCACCGCCACAGCTAGGGCGATGTTGCGCATGTTCTCGGCCTGCTGCGCCATCCTAGCGAGCGCACGTAGTCGATAGGCGCGGCTTGCGATCGGAATGGCCGCCGTATCCTCGCGGAATTTGGCGCGCGTGTCGTAGAAGATCGTCTTCCACTTGGCACTGAGCTGCCGGCCAACGTACTTTTCGGGGTCGTAGGTTGCGATCTGCTGGCGAGGCACATCGAGGCCAAATTCATCCTTTACCGCCAGGGAAACCTGCGTCGGCGTGTCAAAACAGGCCAGCGCTTGGACGATGAACTGCTTCACCTCGTCGTTGAGTGCTGCCATAGTTGCCTTCCGGTAAAGGGCGGGTCAGCCTATGCAGCCTTGAGCAAACAGGTTCCGCAAGCCCTCGCGATGTTCAGTTTTGCCACTTCGGGCGCTCCCTTGGCAGCGTCAATCAAGCGCTGCACGTCCTTCGATGCGCCGTAGCGCCGCACCACGCCGACGAACTCTTCGACATCGTGGCCGCGCATTGTCAGCTTGGGTAGCCCATCCTTGGTGAACGTTGGCGCGCCGAATTCATCCTTCGCGTGCCCTATGTGGTACATCTCATGTTCGACCAGGGCGCAGAACTCGGCGTCCGAGCATCGGCGGCTGTGATCGGCATCCAGCGTGATCACGAAGTCAGGAACCGCCCCGAACCAGTCGCGCATCTGCTGCTCTTGCCGCCCCTTCTGCCAGGGTCCAGCGCGGAAGGTCACTTCCTCGCACTGGCCGAGCACTGTGCGCCCCTGCTTGGCGAATCCACCCGAGGCCCACAAGAATTCGAAGTTGGCATGCTCGAGGTGCGCATGGTCTTCGTTGCGAAGCTGCCCGCCTTCAGCGAGGAACATCGCGTGCGCCCATGCTCGAACATCCGGCGCCGGCATGAAGCTCAAGTACGGCGATTCGAACAGCTCATCTGGCGGCGCAGGGCGAAGCGGGCCATCGGTCACTCTCGCTTTTGCCATACAGCCCTTTGCTTATCCGAATATTCTTCGGCGGCATCTCGTCAAAGCGCGTGATTTCCCGCACCTGGTCTTGGCATCATCGTGAAACCGCCGAATAAACTGTCACCGCCCGCTCCAAGCGGGACCGCGATGTTCTGCGGAGGAGCCTCTTGGCCTTGATTCGTCGATGACTGCGCCCGCTACATACTGCGCCGCCGCTGGAGCGCGCTGGCGGTCTGCGCGTGTTAGCTGCCGACGGGACGAAGCGGGTTTGCTTCCAATTCGTCCGCGAGGGCCGCCATCTCCGCTTCCGTGAGGTAGCGCTTCACCGTGACTGTGATCGCCTGCCCGGGGCCGGATGCAGACAACGAGAAGGCCGTCACCATCTCGTCCTTGATCCCCATTGCCAGCATGAGGCGCTTGATGTCGGGGCTGTGCGATGTTGCGATCTTGGTTGTTTTATGGAAGCTCATGTCAATGATCCTGCCTACTGAAATACACCGTCCGGTGAATGACCTCTGTACTCGCCAGCGTCATCACCAACTCGCACGAGTTCGTCGCGCCATCAGTCAGGTCCAGCCCGCCAATCAGCAGGATCGCCTTGCCGCCCTGGATCGCTGGCACAGACAGCGCAGTCACGCCGGTCGCGTTTGGCGTTTGCACCGATGCGATCGTGGTGTTGCCGCTCAGTGCCAGATCGGCGCTGACGTCCAGCGCGAAGAACCTGCGGTCATCCGGGTCCTTGCCGAACACGTGCGACCTGTCATCCAGTGCGGTGAGCAGGACCGTGCCGTCGATGATCTCGCCATTCGCGCACGTCACGCGGAAGGTGAACTGACCGCCAGCCGGGTCGAGCGCGCCGATCTTCGCTACCATCAGCGAGCCCTGAAGCGCCGGGCCTTCCAGTATCGAGAGGTTTGTGCTTGCGTTGACGATCTCAACAGAAGTCGCCGTGGTCGCACCATCAGCCAGCGGCTTCGTAAAGTCTCCGACGATGTAGACCTGGTCGTTGATGCCCTTCGTGAGCTTGACCGGGCCGGTGTCGGTGAATACGGCGACACGCGGGTGGCCGACAAAGTAAGCGGTGCGCGATGCGGGAACGGCGATGTTGCTCGTACCGGTCTGCGCGTTGCCCGGCGTGACCGTTGCCGCCCCGGTGCCGCTCGTGTTGGCTTGCGTGCTGCTTGCGGCAGTCTCGTTGACCGTGACCGGAACGTAAGTCGCCGGCGTGACGGTCGCGGCGGCGGTCGAACTGGTGTTGGCCTGGGTGCTGTTGGCGGCCGTCTCGTTCACGGCTTTCGGGCCGCCGGCGCCCGGCGTGACAGTCGCGGCGCCGGTGCTGCTCGCGTTGGCCTGAATAGTCGTGGTTCCGGCCATGGCCTCGACGACGCCGGCCGGCATTGTTGGTGCCGCCAGCACGATAGCCGCGCCAATGGCGGCGGCCCCGATTGGACGTAGGCCGAGCATCAGTTCGCCCCGTCACCGAGGAAAATCTTGTAATGCGCGCCGCCGGTGTCGTTCGTGACGAACGAGCCGGGGGTGGACGATCCCTGCACTACAATGCGCGCGTGGCTGATACCGATTTTCCGGCTGCCGCTCTGGTAGTTGAAGTCGGATTGATGCGAGAAGTTCGTGCCCGTATTGTGCTCGGTGTCGTACAGCGTGACCTGCAGCGCGTGGTCACCCTGCATCACGAACGAGTTTTGCGTCCATTCGGCCAGGTAGTGGTGGATGCTCGACGCGTGGTTCGCGCCCTTCAGCACCACGCCGTTGACGTTGCCGACACTCTGGAGCTTCCGAATGTCGGTGTGCTCGTTCATAACCACGGCGGTGTTGTAGCCGCTCACCAGGACGAAACCGATCTGCAGCAGCGCGTGGTTGTCGATCGGCGGCGTAATGATGCCGCAGCTGCCGGTCGTCGGCATGACCATGTCCTGCAGCCCGCGCGACACGTCGATGCGCACCTGGTCGATCAACGGCAACTGAGAGGCGAACTGGAAATTAAACGCGCTCATCGAATTGGCCGCGCCGCTCTGGTTCGCGCGCGTGCGGACGCACAGATTCGTGAAACTGGCGTTCAGGTAGCTCCACAGGCCGTAAGCCGCATCACCGGGGTTGCCTTGCTCGAAACCGAACACGGCCGGATTGTTGTTAGCGCCCTGGATGGTCGACTCGAAAATCACGCCGTTCATCGTCGGCGGAACGTTCCACAGCCCCTGCTGCTCGGCGTTGGGCATGCCGCGGCCGATGAACCGAACGGACCGCCCCGGGTTGGACGCGCCGGTCTGCGGGAAATAGATTTGGCAGTTGCCCGAGCCGACCAGCGGCCCGCTGATCTGATAGCGGCCGACGTCGCAAACAATGTCGCTGATGCCGGAATTGATCGCTTCGAGGATGGCTGTCTGGACGGCGGTAGTGGAATCCTTGGCGAAGGTCTTGTCGGCGCCGAACTTGCGCAGGTCGAGTTGACTTTCCACGACGAACACGTTAAAGAGCGACGCCGGGATATCGACGTAAATCGTCACCGGCCCCGAGAACGTAACCGGATCGCCATTGTTCGAGCTGTTGAGCACCACGTCGCGCGTGAGCGTGTTGGCGTTCGTGTAGGTGGCGGTGCCGCCCTCGACGTTGCCGTGCGTGTCCTTGGCGACGTAGGGAATCAGCGATTCGCCCACGGTGTAGCCGGACTGCGAGAAATTCGCATAGCCGACGTTGGTCGAGTTCGACAGGATGAAAGACGCCGTGCCTACTGCAGCAGCCGAGTCCATCACGTTGTCGCGGAAATTGTAGATCGAGCGCCCGGCCTTTTTCATGCCGAACGCGATGGTCGGGGCGGGCGCGTTGCCGGCCGGCGTGACCGTTGCCGCCCCGGTGCCGCTCGTGTTGGCTTGCGTGTTGCTTGCGGCGGTCTCGTTCACGGTTGCGCCGCCGCCGGTGCCTGCCGGGCCCGAGTAGGTCGAATCGTACTTGAACGCCACGCCGGTGAACGCCACTGTTGCGGCGGTCGTCCACGATGCAACCGGCGTGGCGTTTGAAATCGTCGCCTTGGTGGTCTGCACCACGTAGTTGAGCGCCGAGCCGTAATGGTCGCTCGAGCCCATATTGACGAAATCAACCGCCGATAAACCGCCCTGCACCTGGAAATTCGATACGGTCGGATTGAACGCCATGCCTGACAGGACCAGGCTGTTGTCGTTCGACGGCGTGAGCGAAGCTGCGCCAATGCCGATCTGCGTAGCGTTGCCGCCCGCGCCGTACGTAACGGTCGGGGTGTCGAGCGGATCCGACGCGGTCAGCACGCCGACGAACGCGCCGACGTCAAACGACGGGAATGCGCCGGTGCCGGAAACGGTGAACGTGTGGCCGGTGCCGACGATTGGGTTCCACGCGTAGAAAAGCTGATTGACGACCGGGTTACTCGCCTGCGCGGTCAGCGGGCGCCAGGTGTTACCCTTGCTGTCCGCGACGGTGACCGCCACGCCCTGCTGATAGGCGACGTTCAAGACCAGCAACGATGCGCCGGTCGTGTCGATGCCGGCCGAGGTCGCGCCATCCTTGCCCGAGCCGAATGTGTGCCGCAGCAGCGAAATTGTCATTGTTCTTTCCCGACTGGTAGTCGACCGCCTGCGGCGTTAGGTCGGCTGATTGCTGGTGTAGACGAGCGCCGGAAAAGTGATCGTGTCGCCCACTGCGTTTGCAGATTCGCCGGTTTCGTCCAGCATGCACAGCACGCGCGCGGAGCCGTCCGTGAGCGCGAACTCGTGGTCCTGACCATTACCTGCAGCCAGCGCGGCGCCGGTTGCGGTCGCGGTCTTGCCGGCGGCCAGAGTGATCGTGCGCGAACCGTTTGCGCCGTTACCGATCGTGAAGTCGGCCGAGGTCAAGGTCACGCTTGCGACAGCGTTGCCGGTCACGGTGGCATAGCTGTCGCCCGACGTGTAGTTCTTCACCAGCAGCAGGCGGACGGCGTTGTTCTTGATGGCCAGCAGGCCGCCGTCGAGAACGTCGGGGTGTGCGTATTTGGTACCCATGTCGTGCCTTTCAATGTTCAGCAAGCCGCCTGGCGATAAACGCCAGCAGCTCGTCGTCGCTCAGTGCGACTATTTGGTCAGGGAAGATCGCCACACGCCCATCTACGGTGACGATGTCAGCGCCGCTTTCCACCTCGGCGCGCACGTTGGCGATCAAGGTGGCATCGGCGGGGCTCATGGCTACTCAGCGCGCCAGTTGCGGTGCATGCGCCGGATGCTGCGGCGGCGGTCGATGATCGACAGGGCGATGGCGAGCAGGCCTGGTGCGGCGAGGCAGACCACCACGTATGCGGCCAGCGGCGGGAGGTGCTCGCACCGATTCATCGCGTCGTCCAGATGTCGAAGATGTCGCCGCGCGGGCGGTAGTCCGGCGCTTTGCTGCGGAAGATGCTGCGCAGGATGCCGGGCGAGTGGTCCGGGACGCTGCTTGCCAGCTCCACGAACGAAGTGCCGGCGATGCCATAGCCTTTGGCGCGGAGGATCGCTTGCGCCCGCTCGCTCTCAGCCAGGCGCTCAGCGTACTGGTTCAGCCGGTGCAAGTCGGCGACCTTCGTCTCGCGCCACTTCTCACCGAAAGCCGCGCGCATCAACTCGATGCGGTAGATGTCGGCGGTGCTCATGCTGCGGCCTGATGCGCGATGCGATTCTGTTCGAGCTGGATGAGCATGAGCACCCAGCGGCGCTCGGCTTCGTGGGTCAGCTGCATGTGCATCGCGCACCTCAAATAAAAAACCGCCCGGCGCATTGCTGTGGAGGGCGGCGAAGACCAAGAGAGACGGCTTGGTGGAGACTGGTTGTGGGTGAGGAAGGAATTGAACCTCCACCGCTTCGTGAGCACTACGGATTTACAGTCCGCGCCGACCTAACCAATATTCGGCTCTCACCCATGAACTACAGCCCGATGCTTTCGCAGAGCGGGAACTCGCTGTGGTGGCCGGTGCTGGCGTTCCGGCATGTCGGTTGGCTGCTTATCCCGAAGTTACGCAGCGCCGTGCGCATCAGCTAATGCGCGATCACCACATCACAGGGGGCTGGATTTGAACCAGCGCGTTCGAGCATCAGGGCACGACCCGTCGCTCTCTCTGCCAGGCTGAGTTACCCCTGTGATGTGGTCTCTCTATCGCGAGAGTGGCGGCTGCTTACAGCGTGCAGCGTCGAAAGCGCGCAGGGCATGCGCTCGACTGTTCTGGCCGATGCCAGTTCGTATTCGCGTATTCGTGTGGCGCCGTCTTCTGAGGCTATCCGGGCAGGCACTCCGGAACTCATCGGGCAACTGTGATCCTGTGCGCGTCGCGCTTCTATGAGATGACCACGTTAGGTCGAGTTACGCGCCGCCGATGCCTTCTTTCATGACGCCTCCGTAGGTTCGTTGGTCGGAAATGAAAAAGCCCGCTCAGTCGCGGGCTTTACTTTTCTCTAGGCGTGCAAATACACGCATGCCGTCAGTTTACGCAAAATACAGCCGAGTTGCAACATTTCCACGCAGTTTTTTTTCGAGCTCGTCTCGCGCTTCCGCCAGCACGGTCTCGTAATCGGCATTCGTGAACCTCCACACCGTCGCGATACGCTGGCTTTTGCAGATCGCCCAGCGATGCTGCGTGCTCAGGCTGTCGACCATCGCGTTGACCGCTTCCCCCATCCTCAGGTCCGCAATGTATTGCGCCTCACCGACCGTTGCATCCGAAGGCGCATCGCCAATGAGCTTCATGCCGCAGGAGCTCAGCTTAAGGTCCGGGACGCGCATGAAATCGACCCAGCACGCCATCAGCAGCGCGTACGGATCAGGCTTGTCGAAAGCCGGGCGCGCGACCTCTTCGCGACGAACTCGGCGCAGACCAGGCGAAGCAAAAATGCGGGGCGATGCGATGGCGTTCATTGGGCTGCTCCAAAACAGGACCGTGCTAGCCTACCATATTTACACAAGAAAGTTCTGAAAATAAACTGTTTTTCAGAAATTTATTCTGCATGAACAACGGTTTGTAGACCGTCGCAATCGCCGGGGTGGCGGGCGCGGGTCATGCCGCCTCTCGCCTGCGAATGAGCCACGCAATTACAAGCGCCCAGGCCACGCCACCAGCGACCTTCGCCAGCAGCTGCGCGAGTACGATTGATGGCAGCGCCGATCCGAAAGCGAGCAAGGGAAAAGCAAGCGAGTCCACGGCAGCGCCGGCAACGTTTGATCCGTTGACGCGTACCGCCCACGACCGCCCGTGCAACCAGTGGTAACCCAACGCATCAGCGAGCGACGCCAAGCTAAACGCGATGACTGATGCTGCCGCGATTCGGCCGCTTGCCGGGTTCAGCGCATACGACAGCAAGCCGGCAGCCGAGATCAGCCCGAGCATGCGCGGCCAAAGGTTCCAGCCGGTCCACAGGTCATGCAGGCGGTCGCGCAGCGTTAGGTCTAGCCCGATCAGCAGGAATGCGATGACAGGCATCGCCACAGGCCCGAGTGACGCGACCAACAGATTGGCGGCGACCAGCGCACCGAGGTAAATTACGACGTAGATCATGCTGCCTCCTCAAAAAGTGATTGTTGCGCGGGCTTGTGAGCCAATCGCGTCGCGATGTTGTCGGTATAGCGCGCTGCCTCACGCCAGTCGTTGGCATTGCGACCTTCGCGGCGCGCGGCGAAACTCCAGGCCATGCTGTCGGCCGTATGAAGTAGCGCAGTAATGTGTGGCGAGGAGAGCGCGGTCGCCTTGAGTCCGAAACCATGCAGCCGTAAATCGGGCCGCGCGTCCTTGATCGCCTGAAGCACGCGCATGATTGCTGCCGGATCACCATTGCGCTTACAGACCGATCCGACGCCGACCCACATGCCCTCCTTCAGTCGGTCGCCGTACATTTCGAGGTGGCGCACGTAATCACTTGGCGCGTAACCCTGGAGCACGGGCAGGATGTAGACGCCGCCGGTGTCGCACTGCACAAGAGCGTCATAGCGTTCCACGGTCAAGCGCTGATGTTCGGGGATCGTCAGCCCGGTGATCTTGAGCATATGGGCCTCGCACATGTAGTCCTGGGCTACAGCTGCGAGCAAGTTGCCATTGGTGGACCAGCGCTTGATCTCAGCGGCGTATTCTTCGACGCCCTCGGTGTAACCACCATGCCTCAAAATTTGGGTAAAGGCTGCGCTGTCCATGATCCACTCATGGACCGGGAAGCCAGACTTTCTGCCACGCAGGCGATTGCGACTGACGAAGGCGCGCGGCACTCGATCGGCATCACATGGCTGATGCATTCCTGTGAAAAAGTCCAAAGTCAAACCCCCAGCGCCGCAAACGGACTCGCGGCCCGGCGCGGCGGAACTGGCTGGCCCTTCCTCCGATGCCACTCGGCGCGGTACTTTTCGCAGCGCTTGGCATGGCGCGCCGGGTCAGCCAAGATGCGTGCAAATACCTCGTCAGGCGTCAGTCGCTTGGGCTTCTTCTTGTTCGGCGCATGCCCGGCGCGGAACACCGGGATCTTACGGAACGTCGCCTCGTCCTCGACCCAGGCGCAGATGTGGATGCGCCGCGGCGACTGCCTGACCATGTGCCACAGGTAGCGGCTGACGGTCTGCTTGTGGACGTGGAGCTTGGCGGCGACCTCGGTCCAGATCATGTCTTCGACCTCCAGCAATTCGACGATGCGGTCCATTTTCACCAGGGCGGGACGCTGGGTATAGGTGTTTCTGGTCATCAGGCAGCCTCCCCGCCCGTTTCCATGACCCTGACAACCGCGCCCGGCGTTTCGCTATACCGCTTCTCCAGCATGATCCGCACGACCTGCGCATCGTCGCGCCAGACGATCCCATTACAGCCGTCCTTGACGCCCTTGAGCACATTGTCAGCGTCGGGCTTCTTGGTAGCGGCGATCGCGCCCGCTGCGGCCCGCTCGCGGCGCTTCCTCGACCAACTGGCCGGAATCTGCATGTTCAGCGTGACGGACAGGGCGACAGGCGCTGCGGTCGGCTCCGTGCCGCACATCGCAAGCGTCGCCGCCATCTTGACAAGGTTTTCGTAGCTCGCGGTTTTGGCTGGCGTGTAGGCGACGACATGCGCGCCGCGCCGCGCGAACTTCGGACGCCCCTTCGCCACGGGCTGGCCGGGAATGGTGAATGCGATCTCCATCACTTCCCCTCCAGCTTCGCAATCACCCCATCCCCAATCGCGCGCATGATCGCCTCGTCGCCCTCACCCCGGTCGCTCATCAGGTCAAAGCCCCGCGTTGCGCCTACAACGAGCCGGTGCGACCATATCTCCAGCAGGTGCACATGCTCGACCAACAACGGTCCGCAGTCGAGCCAGTTGCCGGTCCAGTTGGGTACAAGCGCCTCGCCACGGCATTGCGGGTGGTCGGCTGGCGGCGTGCCGAGCAGAGCGCCGCCGACGTCGTGGATGGCGGTCCAGCTGAGCGCTGTGGCTAAGCGGCGGTTGGCGTCGAGATTCATGGAAGCGTATCCTCAAAGGTTTCGTGCTGTTCGCCGACGAGCCGCAGCTTGCCGACGTTCTCGCAGCTCAGCATGCTCAGGCGCAGGCCGATGTTGTTGCCGGGTCCAAGCTGGTTCGCCAACCAACCAACGCAGTGCGCATCCTCGGTTTCATGGCAGGCCATCACGTTTAGTGGAGCGCCAAGCGCCGGCAGCGCGCCGGGGTCAGCAATCGTGCTGGCGAGCCCTCGGTGCTTCGTCTCGCAGTAGCCATTGGGGATGTCGTACGGATCGACATCCTTGCGCCACGGGCATTTGGCGCACTGCGCCGTGCGCTTGAGCTTCCACTTTTCGCTCATGGCTTAGCCGTCCCGCGCAGGTAGCCAATGAGCGGTGCGAACTTGGGCGCCAGTTCCTCGGCTTTAAAGCTGCCGCCGCTGTCGATTTCCTTCTGGATGGCGCGCACCAAGTCGGCCGGCGTATTGCCTTCGATCTGTTTGGCCGTCACCTTGCGCTTGCCCTGCAGGCGCGCGGCTTGCTGCGCCTCTTTCAGCGCCGGGCCCGCGTCCTCGCCCTTGTCCTTGACTACCTTGACCGCCGTGGTCTTGGAGACTTCGCCGTCCCGCACCATCTGCTGAACGTCGTGGTTCGCGCCGGCCAGGACGAGCGCTTGCTCGACGGTCGACACCGAGCACTGCATGCCTTCGGCGATCTGCTTGGCGCTCTGGCCAAAGCCCGAATGCGCGCGGCGGCAGATTTCCGCGAACTGCAGCGGCTTCATCTTCTTGCTCTTGTTGCTGGTGGCGATGCGGTACAGCCGGTCCAAGTCGTTGCCGACGAACTGGCGAACCGGGATCAGCCTGCGGCCCTTGTCGTCCGACGCAAAGTGCCCCGCCTCGATGGCGCGACCGATCTGCTTGTGCCGGCGGTGGCCGTCCACGATCCAGACGCCGCCCTCAGCGCGCGGGCGCACCTCCAGTTGCGGAAGGGCCAGCACGCCGTTCTTGACGATGTACGCGAACAGCTCCTCGTCGTCGGCCTCGTCCTCGTCGTTGCGGCCTGGCGGATTGAAGTCAGGCTCGATGTGGATGTTACGGTAGTCGATCTTCTCAGCGTCGGCGCGCACCAATTCGCCGTCGATGCGCATCTGCTTGAATGATTTGGCGGTAGTCACGAGGTCTCTTCCTTGTTGTCGTTGTCGTAGCCGCCCGGGATGGCCGGGCGGGGTGGTCAGTACGCTTTGCCGCCAGCGGCAGCACGGTTCTCCGGCTTGTGGTCGGCGCGCTGGGCGTTGTAGGCCAGCTTCTCGGCGATCGCGCCCGCAAGATCGAGTCCGTAGCCGCCTGCCAGATCGAAGATGCGAATGGCTGCGTCGGCCAACTCGACCTCGCGCATCGAGCGATGCGGCAGCTTGTCGTCCATCAGGTTCTTGCGGTCGCCTTCCATCGCCTCGCTGATCTCCGAATGGATCAGGCACAGCTTGTTCGAGAAGTGCAGCGGGTTCGCCTTGCTTGTGTTCGGGTCGAAATCGTTCCACCAACCGGCGTCGCGCGCCGCACCGTGGCATACCATCGTCAACACCTCGGCGGCGTTCTGCGCGTGGCGGTGGTCATTTCTCAGCTCCATGTGTTCTCCGTGTTGTTGTACCGCGGTTGATGGTCAAACTTCTATTGCTATCCGCCCCAGCTGCGCCCCATCCGGCAGCCGATACCAGGCGAACAGCGTCTCGACCGGGATCTCGGTCTTGCGCTGGATGTGGTCAAGCGTCTCGATGCGCATGCCGCTGGTCTTGCCTTTGCTGAGCCGGAAGATCGTCGCCGGATCGAGACCGAGCAGGATCGAGGCATGGCGGTAGTTGCGGGCTTTCGTGTGCTGCATCACGCCGTCTAGTAGGTGTTTAGCGGTCATGCGGGGGCTCCGGTGGGTTGGGTGGGTTCGTGTTGCGTTCTGCGCTTCGCTTCGTCGTAGCAATCGATCAAAATCTTGTGCCAGTCGTCCCGCGCGCTCCAATACGAGATGCGGCAGTGCTTCACATCGCCCTGGTCGAACTCGCCCATCTGCGCCAGTTCAGCCAACCGCTTCTCGATCTTCTGCGGCAGCGGCTTCAGTTTCTCGGTCACGTTTCTTTCGGCCATAGTTGTCTTTTTGAGGGGTTGGTTGGACCCCTCACCCTGCGGTGGTGTTAGGGGTTTTTGGCCCCGAGCAAGATCAGCAAAAACTACTATCGAACGTGGTGCATTCGCGGCTGGTCAATTCCGCTACGGTGCACCCGAACCGCCCCCTCGCCCTTTCGATTGGCGCACTCTGGTGAATGCGCCTGTCAAACGAGCCAAGACTTCCAACTCTGTACCGCTGTTCGCTCTGGCCTGTGCTCTCAAGCCTCGGCAAGGCCCCCTCGCGCCTTGTTCTTGCTGTGCCCTGGTATTCGACGGTGCGGTCGGTCTTTTCGCGGTGTGGGCCGATTTCCAAGCCCTTGCACGTTTTTTGAGGTGTCGTCCGCTCCACCCTGGTGCGCTACTTCGCTCGAAGCAATCGCGCCTCTCGCATTACTTTCAGCTTCACATCGGCGAACGCGGCGGCCTGGATCTGGATCGGCGTGCGTTTGCGGCTGAAGCTGAATTGCTGGCCGTTGTAGGCGAGCTCCATCTGTTCCATCACGTAGTCGTTCCAGTCGGTCCCAGCGCACGTCGGGAAGGCGACGCCCACGCCCAGCACTTCGGCGGCGGCGCGCGCAGCGTCCAGGCCCGGATTGCGGCCGATACGCTTCTCGGTCTCGTGGTCGTTGTCGGCGCACACCACGCCCATGCCGAAACGCTCCATACGCTCGGCGACGACGGTCAGGTTCGCGGCGTTGAAAGCGACGACGACGCGGCAGTTCGGGATTGCCTGGAAGATCGTCAGGCCAGTCGCGAAGCCCTCGACGAGAGCCGTTATCACGGCGCCCTGGCGCTCGATGGCGTAGTAGGCGCATTTGGTCGTCGCGCCAAAGTGGAATTTCTTCTCCCCTTCCGGTGAGATGCGCTGCAGGCTGAGAATCTTGCCGTTGTAAAGCATCGGGATCACGAGCCAGCCGTGAGCGTCGACACGCAGGCCGATGCAACCGCCGACGCCTAACCCCTTGTTGGTCAGGTATGGATGGTCGTCACGGATCGGCGTGCAGGCGGCGTAGTAAGCGCGAGCACCCATCGTCGCCTCGATCAGCGCGGCGCGGCGCTCGGCCTGGCGGCGGGCGATCAGGGCGCGGTCGATCGGCGCGGCCTGCGCGGCGGAATCGTTCGCTCGCCACATGATCGGCTCGGCGTGGACGGCGTAGTCCTGCAGCCAGCCCACCTGGCCGTCGTCGGCGAGCTTGATGCTGCCGTTTTTCTTGCGCGGGTGGTTGACGGTCTTGCAGCGCACCCAGCGGCCTGGCGTGAAGTGGTCCGGAACGATGATGCCGTTCGCCTGAGCGAATTGGAGGAAGTCGCTCATGCCCGTTTGGCCTTTGCAAAAGCGATGGCGCGCGAACGGACCCAGTTCAGGACGGCCGGCGATGCTTCCATGGGCGGAACGTCGCGGTCATCCGGCCATTCGCCGAACTTCTCCTTGAACTTGTTCGCAGCCCATCCCGGCTTGTATCCGCGCGTCTCGGCGATGTGGCGCAGTTGCGCATGAAAGGCGCGCTTCTCTTCCGGCGATGGTCCCGCTTTCTTTTTTCCCGTCAGTTCGCTCAGGGTGCCATCGCGGTGCTCGACAGTGCTTGCTTTCTTGTAGGTATGGCCACAGGATGGGCAATCCGGCATCGGCTTGTGGACATGCGCGCAGTTCGGGCACTTGACCGGCTCGCGCTCTTTCGCCTTGGGCTTCTTGGCTTCCTTCTTGGCGCCATCGTCCAGCTCCGTGACGCCGACTTCGAGGAAGTCGTGCATCTTGTCCCAGAAGCGGACGCAGTTGCCGCTGTGGTCGAGCACGATGCACTCGGTCTTACCCGGGTGGATGCGCAGGCCGCGCCCAAGGATCTGGATGTGCTCGGCCAGACTGTTCTTGAGCGGGCGAGCCATAATGATCACCTCGACGTCGGAAACGTCAAAGCCCTTGCTCAAGGCGCTGACACTGATCAGGCCACGGATCGAGCTATCCGGCTTGCGGAACTCTTCTACCAGGGCGGTGCGCGCATCGTTACCGGTGCGATAGGTGTACATCTCGCACAGCACGCCAGCCGCAGCAAACTGGCGCTGCATTTCTTCGCAATGGGCGACGTTGCAGCCGAAGGCGATGAACTTCTTGCCCTGGCCGTGGCGCAGGTACTCTTCGACGCAATCGCCGATGATCGGCATCGAGCGATCGGCGGCTTCCGTATCAGTCCATTCGCCAGCTACGGTTTTCGCGCCGGTCATATCCGGTTCGCTGGCGGCGAAGATGCGGAACGGAACGAGGTACGGCGTGCGCGACCCGTCGTTCATCATCGGACCCTGGATCAGTTCATTCGTCGTGATGACGGTCACGATGCCGTCGTAGAGATTGCCGAGCCCCTTCGTCATCGGCGTGGCAGTCAGCCCGATCACGATGGTGTCGCGGCCCTTGATGCGCTCGGCAACGGTTCGCTGTATGGCATGGCACTCGTCAACGATGATCAGGTCCGCTTCGGGCCAGCCGCGCCGGTCCAGGGTCTGCGCGCTCGCCACCTGGATGCGCTCCCACGGCTTGCAGCGCCAGTGATCGCCCTGCATGACGCCGTGCGGGATGCCGTACAGGTCGAACGTCGCGCTTGTCTGGTCGATCAGGGCGATCCGGTCGGCGACGAACACGGCGCGCTTGCCGGGCTTGGCATGGCACTCGGCCATCAAGTGCGATGCGACCACGGTCTTACCGCCGCCAGTAGGAATGGACAGAATCATGTTGCGCACGCCTTGGCGGATCAGGTTGCGCAAGCCGTCGATGCTTTCGAGTTGGTACGGGCGCAGTTCGAGGAGCTTGCTCATGCCGTCCTCCGCGCGCTCAAGGCCGGGAGAATTTCGGCATTGGAGATCACGCCCAGGGCCTTGCGGATCTTCGCCAGCAGTTCGTTGGCGTACCGCGCCTGACCCTGCGCCTCATTCGCGGTGCGCACCAGTTGTGCATTGCGGCCTGAGAGCTGGTCGAACTTTAGCGACCAGTCGGCGACTTCTTTTGCGAGGTCCGCGCCATTGGAGAGCGTATCCACCACTTGCGACAGACGGCGGATTTCCTTGTCGGCGGCGACGAGCTCGGCAGCGAGATCGGGCGCATCGTCATCAGCCTCGGCAGTAGCGAGTTGGGGCGGCGCGACTGGAGACGGCGCCGCAATAACAGCCGACGTCGATTCATTGACGGGATGCGGTGCTGGATGCGCAGGCGGAACCGGTGCGACATCCTGTTTTGGAGCCGCAGTGGAATCGGATTCCACTTTGTTAAATTTAGACGCTACACTAAGTTCACGATTTTCCTGCTGCCGGGCCGATGCGACTGGCGAGCGGACTGCCGCTACGAATGGATGGCTCACGTTGCACTGGCGCGCGATCTCGCGGTCACTCCAGGTCGACCATTCCGGGTCGCTCAGCATCGTCATTACCGCGCGGCGCTTATCCTCGTTCGTGCGGCGTAGGCCGTGCGAGGCGTTCGCTCCGACCGAAAAGAGAACAGCATCACGCTGCGTACCGGTGCGGATCTCGGCGGCGATTTCGATAGCGCCGGCTTGGCGGTGCGCGTGGTAACGGTGGAAGCCATCGGCGAGCCAGAAGTTCACGCCGTCAAAGAACATCACGACCGGCGGTAGATCGGTGCCCTGGCGGATCGTCTCAGCGTATTCGGCGATGGTCGACTGGTTAAGTTCGACGCGAGATTGCGTGCCGCCATTGATGCGGACGCTATCGAGTGGGACGTTATCAATTTCGTTCATCGTCATGCTTTCCAAAGGTTGAATCGCGCAAACACGCGCGCTGCGGTAGTTGCGCTAATCAGGTCGCGGCAGTACATCTGGATGACGATGCGCTTGAGGATGGTCTTCATGCCGCCTCCCTGCGGATCTCGCGCATCACGCTCGTGCTGTTGATGCGATGCCGCACGCGATGCTTGACCGTATCGGCTGCACGGTCGATGTCGATCGAGCGGCTGTTTTCGAGTTGGGCATCGTGGCAATCCAGGGCGGCATTCACCGCTTGCAGTTCAGGCCCGGTGAACACGAAGCGGTCGCCGTTCAGCACGGCGCGCTTGCCGACAGCCAGCAGGGCATCGCGCGCTGTGATGGTGATCTCGCGGAACTCGTCGCCGATGCCCATTTCGCACATGACGTTGGCGATGTTGATCGCGCCGACGATCCGGTTCCACTGCTCGCGGCTGCCCCGGCCTTGCGCCATTTCGGCCATCGCCATGTGGTTCTGGACCTGGACGCGGCGCAGGTGGTCGCGGTGGGTGTCGCTCATGCCGCCGAAGATGGATAGCGGGTTGGTGGTGACGCCCTTGGGCGTGTATTTTTTGTTTCGGCGGGATTTCATGCTGCTTCCTTCAATGCTTTTGCCTTGGCCGTGTACTCGACCTTGATCCGCTTCGCGTCCTCGACGGTGAACTTCGCAGGCGGGTGCTCACGCTCCAGAAACTCGACGCGCTCCAAGCCGATGCGCGCGATCAGGCGAACCCGGTACGCAGCAGCATTGCCAGCCAAGTCGCGATTGCAGTGAATGCACTGACCATGTGCGTTGTCCTCGTGGAATCGCAGGGCCGGCTGCGCGCCTACCGAGCGATAGTGGCCGGCATCGACCGCGATCGGGTTCGGGTCGTCGCAGCTGGCGCACGGCTTGCCGACGTCGCGGGCTCGAATGAACGCGTTGAACGCGGCCTGCGCATCTGCGAGGTAGTCGGCGCGCGTCTTGCGGCGCTTCGATTCCCGCCCACGCGGGAACGCCTTGGCCTGTACCGCTGCTACGCGCAGCAGGCCGGCGCTGGATGATTTGAGGCTGGAGCGCTTCAGTGGCGTTTTGCGCTGCAGCGGTTGGCCCGGTTTGAGCAACGATGAGCGCATTTACTCCCCTCCCGCCGTCTTGATCGAATACCCATCCGCCTTCACCGACCAGTCCGGCACATCGGCGCGCGACCCGCGACGGTTCGGGATGTGCTTCTTGCTCAGCGATCCGGTGCGCCAGTCGGCGTGATAGCGTGCGGGCGTGATCTGGCCGATGTAGGGCTCTTTGGGTGCCGGAGCCACGAAATGGGCGCGTGTCGCGTCAGTGACGTCGATGCCGGCATCGGTTTCAATCAGCCAGCCTGCTTCGAAGGCGGCGCGCAGTTTCGTCATCCTCGCCCAGCTCGCGCCGAAATCGACTTCGGTGAACAGGCGGGTAGCGGTACGCGGGCCGTTGGCGATGATGTGCACGGCGGCGTGGTAGATCGCGCTTTGGCGAGTGGGGAAGCGGGTCGCGCTCATGCTCGTTGCTCCGTCTGGGCTTGACCAAAGAACGCCACCGGCAACGCCATCGGATCGCGAGCTGGCGCGCACCGACTTACGCGCACCGAAAAATGCTCGTCGTCAGCCAGGATGTGGAAATGCCGCGACGGGTCACGCGTAGCGATGCTCAGCGCCGTCCTGGGTGCGCGCATCGGACGTGCGGCCAGCGCGTCGAGGCTTGCCATGAAGGCGCGTGTTTTGTTGGCGTTCGCGGTCCAGCGGTGGAACTGCTCGGCGCCGACGAAGGTCAGGCTGGTCAGGCCATTGAGGTCAGCGACGTACTTGCGCGCGCCGGATGGACCCATGCCAAGCAGGCCGGCGATCTGGTCGCGCGTCATCGGAGCGGCTTGCAGGGCGGCGATCAGGGTGCGCAGCTTGGCGATGCGCTCGGGGGTGGGGTGGCGGGTCATTTGAGCGCCCCCGGCATGTCTCGGGCCTGGAGCATCGCGATAGCAGCCGTCTTTGCAAATGCGATCTGCTCGGGCGTTTTGGATAGCCAGATCGTGCGGGCCGATTCGATTGCCGCTTCGGCTGTGTCGCCATGTGCGAATGCAAATCCAGTGCCGACGTGCGTGGCGGTCCAGTCGCCGAGGTTTTCATCGGCTGGAAGCGCAGGATGCACTGCAAATTGCTCGTCGCTGCCCTCGATGCTAAACATCTCGCCGTGCACCGTATGGTCTTGGGTGGCGCCTGCGATCGTGATGAGCGTCATGATTTCACCCCGCCCGCAGCACGCGCCGCGCCCACATCGCCCGCACGCGCCTGAGCCTGCGCCCGCGCTACCGTGACGCCGGTCAGCGCCCGCGTCGAGTGCTCCATACGCAACTTGAGCGCGTCTTGTTTGCCAGCGCGCGACACCGGCCATTGATTTGCTGTTATCATTTCGTCGTCCCTTGTTGTACGTTTCAGGAAGCCCGCCTAGTCCGCGGGCTTTTTTATTTCTGCTGCTCCAACAGCTTTCGGTACTGCTCCCAACTCATTACGTGGCCGGGTTCGATGGGGAGTGGCTGGTCTTCTTGTTGCTGGGTCATGCGCCGTCCCTCGGAGGTTTCATGCCCTTGACGTTGCCGAGGTGGCCGTTGGCCAGTTCAAGCGCACGGCGAGCTCTGTCAACGCAGCTCTGCGCCTTCGCCATCAGGTAGGCGTGAGCGTCGGCCCAGGTGTCGTGGTACTGCTTCCAGTCGCTCATCTTTGCTTCGCGGCACTCGGTCCTGCCGTGGCTACCCAAAAAGAAAACGCTCGCATTGGTTTCGCGCAGTACCTCAACCACATCGATCCTGTTCGCGTTGTAGTCGGTCCTGAACTTGACCAGCATCGGAGCTGCCGCTTTGGGCGCCGCCGGTTTCTTCGCCGCTTTCACTGCTTGATTCATCTCATTTCCTTTTTTGACGCGCGCCAGAGTCACGGACTGGCGCCGGGCTATCGTGGTATCGGTGAGGAGTGGTCTGCGCGCCCCTCTTGTTTGTGACGGCATCCCCTGCCGCCCGGGTGGTGCTTACATCGACTGGTGGGCCAGCTCCGCAGCCTGGGCGAGCTCGACCCGGCGCGTGTGCCAGCCGAACTCCCAATCCTTCGCGGCGCGTGAACCAGGCGGCATGCCGTGGTCGTTCACACCGAGACCGTCGTCAAAGCTCTCTGCGCCGAACTGCCGCATGATCTCGGGCGTGATGGCGGGAATGGCGTGGGCGGTCATTGGGGAGCCTCCGGCGCGGGCGTGCTGGCGGCTTTGCGGCGGCGCGTTAGCTCAGGCCAGATTTGCTGCCACTCATCTGGGAACAGTTCCTGGCGAGTAACCTGACCAGCTGTAGCGCGCTCAATCGCGGCGCCGTACTTAGTCGGAATGGGTCGGTCACCATTGAGCCAACGGCTGATGTCAGGCGCATGCACGCCAATGGCTTTCGCCAGTGCTGCGTGGCGACCGCGTTGCTGAGAAAGGTAGTCAGAGAGGTTCATGTCCTCCATATTAGCCCAGGGCTAATGGAAACACAACCACGATCTTAGCCAATGGCGAATTCAACGTTTGGCTAATGTCACGTTTAATAGCCGAATGAACAAAATTGAAGACGTGCGCCGACAAAACTTGGCGCGACTAAGGGATGAGATTGGGTCGGTAGGCGAACTTGCTGAGCGAATCAGCAAGAGCCCATCCCAGGTCAGCCAATGGTTGAACGGGTCGCTTCACTCATCGAGCGGCAAACCAAGGACGATCAGCAGCGGATCCTGCCGAGAGATCGAGAAGGCTTTCAAGAAGCCAGAGGGCTGGATGGATGCCGAGCATCGCGACCTGGCTGTCGTTCAGACTGGCGAGGCCGCAGCCTTGCGCAAGATGCTCAGCGATACATCAGCCGAGGTCCGGCTACTTTCTGTGTACCGGATTGCGAGCGCCGAGCAGCGGGAATTGATAGACGGTGCAGTCCGTCTCGTCATCGAGCAGATGGACTTGGGCGGCTTGCTTAGCAGCCGAAAGTAGGTTGCAATTTTCCTGTCGCGGGAAGCTGCGTAAGAGCTGGCGAGCCATGCCAAAGAAGTAGTCACGGCCCGTATCGCTCATGCCATCAAAGGCATCAAGAATTTCAGCCTTACGGTCGTCCCCTGGTACCTCATGTTGTTCCACTGCTCCTCCTGCTGGGAGTATTCCTGTTGTTGTGTTTGGCCGCCAGCGGTGCGCTGAGGTACTGCAGGGCTCCGAGCTCGGCTTTATATGCTTCCGAAATACTGTACACCCATACAGTGGTTTGCGCTAGATCAAAACCATGTTTGCGTTACCATGTTGAAAATAACTATATGCCTATTGGATATTGAAAAATACGCGAAAAATCACGCACCGGCCGGCCTTTTGTAACGAAATATTGCTGCTTAGGTTTTTGTAACGATTCTGCTAGGGAAGACGGACCTTTGAACTGGTTGCATGTAACAAAATCTAGGTGTTGTTTTTTTGTGGCATCAACCTTGAAGCCACTTGTATCTCAATGATTTCCTGATGCGCAACAATCGCGCGATGGAAAGAAAGCCTAGGCCCAAGCCCAAGAACCCAGCGACGACAGTACGATTGCCTGCGCCTCTGCATCAGGAGGTTAAAGATGCGGCCGACAGGGCGGACCATTCCATGAACGATGAGATCATCTTACGGCTGCGCCTTCACCCGGTGGAAAGCCGCCTGGAGCGCATCGAACAGGAGGCCGCCGAGCTGCGCCGCATGGTGCAACAGCTGATCGATAGATCGAGCTGAAAGGACCAGAGACGCGACCCTGAGCACCAGCGAGAAAGACCATCAACCCGACAGCAGCCCGCCGCGAGCGGGCTTTTTTGCGCCCATAGATAGCGAACTGACATAGAGGCTTGGCACTAACACAACGCCTAAGGCGCCGTCGCGTCTGCAAATATTAGCCTTTGGCGAAAATTTCGCTTGCACGTGTATTAGCCTTGGGCTAAGATATATCACATCGCAAGCGAACTCAGCCCGAGCCGCAGCGAACCGGAGAACAAGATGGCACTCACCAAAGACATGCACACGATCAAGATCGGTCACGGCGCCTACAGCGGCGCTAATGCCCTGAAGTTCGCCGCCAGCAAAGCAGCCGCTGTCCGTGAGCTGCGGGCTCGCGGCCTTACCCGCGACAACGCACGCGCCGTCATCAACCGCATCACCGGGCGCGCCAATGGCTACGAGATCGCCGAAGGCAAGCGCGGGCTGGTCGAAGTGCATGCCATGAATACTGAAGCCGCGTGGACGGGCTATTGCTAATCGCGGCCTGATCCGATGCTGATCCAAATTACCGCCTGCCATTGCCTCTACTGGCTCCCGCCAGTGCCGTATGCCGACGGCGACCACGGGGCGGCAGGCATTACCGAGCGACCCGCCCAAATGGAATACGGCTAGTTCATGCGCTTGACGGGCGGCATTCCGGCAAGCGCGAAACAGGATCATTAAAAGCCCCACTCGATGGGGCTTTGGCAGTGAGAGATAGCCAATCCACCCGGAGCCGCCATGACGCAGACCACGAAGCCGGATAAGCAACTTGTCAGGGATGTGTTGAAGCAGCAGCGGGAGGAGCGAACCCCGCCGCCGAGCCTGGAAGAGATTCGGCGAAAGCTTGGCTGGAACCTGATCGAAGCAGAACGTGAACAACTGGCCCGGCAGGGCTGATAGGAGAAGAAGATGAGCAACGCAGACAAACGCAGCCCCCATACCGATGCACTGGACACGCTCGGCAGCATCATCGACGACAAGCAGGCGCGCGATGCGATCCACTTGGCCGTCGAGCCGGTCGTCGCCGCTGAGCACCTGATGCCCGGCCAAGATGTTGGCTTTGTCGAGGGCGGCGTCGGTCGCTCGCCGTCGCCAGTCGGCATCGTTGATCCGTTCCTGAAGGCTCCGGTTCTCAAGGGCGAGCGCTTCTGGCTGGTCGTCTATCCGCGCCAGATCACGTCGCTGCGCCATGTGTGGACGCATCCGGCGTTTTCGGAGGCCGAAGTATCTGCATCGGCACTTAGCAGCGAGCCGGAAGCGGTGTCGCGCCGGTGGATCGAGGCATTTGCAGCAAGCATCCCGCTCGATTGTGAAACGCTGCTGTCTGGTGCTGACGACTATGTGGCGGACCAGAAGCGCGGTGGTCATGGCGAGTACCTCTGCTTCGGCGGTCTGCTCGAAGGCGAGTCTGTGCCTGACGAGTTCTGGCCGCATTACGAGATCGTGCGCGGCGTGAAGGTCGAAGAAGACCATCGCGGCTCATTCTTCTCCTGCTCGTGCTGATCGGAGGCCCGACCATGAACACCCGCCACAAAGCCGACCGGCCCCTCGCCCGCACCGACTACATCGTCGGCGCCCCGATCGTCATCGGATTCATCAGCGCCGCGCTGATCCTGGTCGCCGGATTTGGAGGTTTCCGATGAAATCGAGCGCCGCCAACAAAGCGCCCGATCTGGTCGAGCAGCTGTTCAAAGCCGCCTTCGATACCGCGCGCGATCCGCGCAGCGCCGAGTACAAGGAGGGTGTGCGCGCCGCCCTGAACTATCGCGTCAACGGCAAGCACATCCATCACCCGTACCCGGCGACATCGGCGCAATCCGATGCATTCCATGCCGGCACCGCAGAAGGCCACGCGATCTGGCGCGCGCATCAAGAAAAGCAGGGAAAGGACTGACATGGACCGCCACCAAATCACCGCCGAGGACCGCGCCGAGCAGCTGGCCAAGCTTGTCACCGCGCGCACCGACGCCATCGAGGCCGACATCCTCCTTGGCCGCAAGCCGGTCATCGACAACGTGATCGACCGCCTCGAAGGCGTCGAATGCGAGCGCGAAGAGGCTGCAGCCCTGATCAAAGCCGCCATCATCGGACGCTCCTGGCTGGTTGGCGTGCGCATTGCGGCAGCCGTGCAGTACGCGATCTACGCCGTTGCGCTGCCGCTGGCCGAGGGCGATGTCGCGGACATGGAGCGCAGCCGTGCCGAGTCGCGCGACGAGAACCGGATTGCGATGGCTGAGGCTGATCGCGCAGCAGCTTAACGATAACCACAACTGGAGAACACCATGAAAGCAACCGCCACCCTGAAAGCCTACCTCAGCCCGTACAGCCGCATCGCGCCGGGTCAACTCGCCACTGAGGGCGCCGTGAGCCAGATGATTTTCTCTGACGGCACCGGCGAGTACCTGCAGCGCGAAGGCTATACCCATATCGGCACCGCCGTGATCGAAGTCGACGTGTTCGACCAGAAGGAAATCGTCGCGAACAAGGTCGACGCGCTGCGCGAAGAAATCAAGGCCACGCGCGCCAAGGCGACTGCGAGGTGCACCGAGATCGAAGGCCAGATTCAAAGTCTGCTCGCCATCGAATTCACGCCGGCCACCGCCGAATAACAACAACCGCCGGCAGTGCCGGCCTGAACAAGGGAGCAAGGGATGAACTGCAACTGCCTGAACGAAATCGAAGCCAAGCTGACCGAGCATGTCGCAAAGCAGGGCGTGGTCAATCCGCGCGTGAGCCCTGAATTCTTGGGCATCAACTTTGGCGATGGCGGTTCCACGATCATCAATCTCGTCTACACCGTGCGGGGCGACAACAAGCCCTATAACACGCAGAAGGGCAAGCCGCTCAACATGGTTGCTTCGTTCTGCCCGTTTTGCGGCAAGTCGGCCAAGAAGGCCGTAGCGGAGGCTGCATGACCACCACCCACCTCACCCACCGCCAGGAGCCCGCCGAGCACTGCGACTTCATCGGCTGCCTGCTGCTGACCGGCATCGAGTACACGGACGCCCGCCCCTACATCGGCTTCGTCGGCGCGATCGTGACTGGCCTGATCTTCGCTGTCATCAAATGGAGGTTCATGTGAGCGAACACCACCTCCGCGCCATCAAGGCCCGCATCATCGCCTGCGCGCTTCCGGCCCTGATCCTCGCCGCAGTCATCGTAGCGAGCAAGCCATGATCCGATTCTTGCGCCACCAATTCAAGTACGGCTGCCGGATCGGTTTGGGCAAGCGCGAGGCAGCCAAGCGCGCGGTGCATTTCTATCTGCGCGGCTTCAATTAATCACAACAAGGAGAGACGAAATGGAAGTCCTGACCACAGTAGAAAGCGCCGTCGCCGAGTACCGTCCTTTTTACGCCCAGCTTGTCGAGTTGGAGCAGAAGAACACCGCGCTGGCATTCGACTACGAGTCGCCGAAGGGAAACAAGGAAGCGCGCAGCCACGTGTACGCCCTACGTCAGACCAAGGGCGCTCTAGAGCGCACCCGCAAGGAGGCGAAGGAAGAATCGCTGCGCATCGGTCGTGCCATCGACGCCGAGGCAAAAGAGATCAACGCGCGCATCGAAGCCATGATCACGGTTCACCAGTCGGCACTCGACGCTATCGAGCAGCGTGAGAAAGACCGCGTGGCAGCGCTGACCACTCGCCTGCACGAACTGGCAATGACCGGCGCTGCCGCCATAACGACAGTCGACATTGCGTCCGCCATTGCAGGCCTGGAGCCGGTCGTGATCGGCGACGACTGGCAGGAATACAAGACGAAGGCGCTGGAGGCAAAGGACGGCGCTCTGCGCACATTGCGCGCCCGTCACGCTGAGCGCGTCGAGCACGAGGCGCGCGAGGCTGAATTGGCGCTCCTTCGCGCTGAGGCTGAAGCTCGTGCGCAGAAAGAACGCGAGGAAGCAATCGCCCGCGCCGCCGTCGAGAAGGCTCAGGCAGAAGCAGCACGCAAAGCTGAGGAGGGGCGCGCCGCTGCCGCTCGCGCCATCGCTGAGGCAGAGGCTCGCGCCAAGGCCGAGCGTGAAGCTGCCGAACGCCGCGAGCTGGAATTGAAACTGGCGGCAGAAGCCGCCGAACGCCGCCGCGTCGAGGCAGAGCAACGCGCGGAACAGGAGCGCATCGACGCCGCCGCGCGTGCAGAGCGCGAGCGCAAGGAAGCCGCGGAGCGCGCCATTCGTGACGCCGCCGAAGCGGTCAAACGCGAGCAAGAACGGGTTGCTGCCGCCGCCGCGCTGGAGGCTGCAGAACAAGCCAAGCGCGAAGCAAACAAGGCGCACAAGGCTCGCATCAACCGCGCCGCCCTTGCTGCCCTGGTCGAAGGCGGGCTGTCGGAGGAATGCGCCAAGCAGTGCGTGACCCTGATCGCGTCCGGCAAGGTTCCGGCGGTGTCGATCGCCTACTAATCGGAGCGACCAGTGAAACGCAAATACCGTGAAGCGATGCGCGCCGCGGCTCGTGAGCGGGACGAGCGGCCCGACGACGAAGCCCTTGAGACGCGCAACTGGTTCGACAAATGGGCGACGACGCCTACCCGGCAGCAGCACGAAGAATCGAACAATAACCAACGGAGCCAAGAATGAGTAATGCACTCGCCATCGTAACCGGCGCAATTCAAGAGGCACGCGACGACTTCTCGCGCGTCCTGGTCGATCGCAGCATCAGCTTCGAGCGCGAGTCTGGCTTCGCGATCCAGCAGCTGCAGAAGAATGAGTTCACGCTCAAGGTAGCGATGCAGAACCGCCAGTCGGTGATCAACGCAGTGACGAACATTGCCGCCATCGGCATCAGCCTGAACCCGGCGCGCAAACAAGCGTACCTCATCCCACGCAAGGTCAACGGGCAGATGGAAATTTGCCTGGACCTGAGCTACATCGGCCTTCTCGACCTGGCTGTAGCCTCCGGGTCGATCCTGTGGGGGCAAGCCGAGATCGTACGCGAGAACGACGGCTTCACGCTCAACGGCTTCGACAAGGCGCCGACGCATGTCTTCAATCCGTTCGGCAAAGAACGTGGCCCAATCGTCGGCGCATACGTGGTGGTCAAGACGGACAGTGGCGACTACCTGACGACCGCGATGTCGATCGACGATGTGCGCAGCATCCGCGATCGCTCCGAGGCATGGAAGGCTTACCTGCAGAAGAAGGTCAGCACTTGCCCATGGCTGACCGACGAGGGCGAGATGATCAAGAAGACCGTCATCAAGCGCGCATACAAGCTGTGGCCGAAGACCGAGCGCTTGGACGAGGCAATGAACCACCTGAACCAGTCGAACGGCGAAGGCCTGGCGCAAGATCGTCCGGACGATTGGGTTGATGTGACGCCGATGATCGCCGCGGCACTGCGCACCAAGACCGATGCCGAGGCGCTGGCCTACTGGAAAGCGAACAATGCGGCACTGGCCAAGCAGCCGGCAGATCACGCAAGGCTGAAAGAGGAGATCGCGCGGCACCGCGACGCCCTGCGCCATGCCGCCGAGGAGGCTCGCACTGTCGATGTGGAGGCAACGCCTGTGGTGGATGCTGCGCCGGCCATGAGCGCCGAAGACGCCGACTACGAACGCACCGCAGGAGCCGCAGCATGAAATTCATCGAATGCCCCCAAGGCACCCCGGAATGGCACGCCGCTAGGGCTGGAAAAATCACCGCCTCGTGCTTCGCCGACGCCATCAGCGTCTGCCAAAAGAAGTCTGGCGCGCGTAATCCGGGCGATCCGACGGCGGTAGCCGAACGCTACGCCGCCGACCTGGCGATCGAGCGCATCAGCGGCCAGCCGCACGGCGAGCCGCCGAAGGCCTGGGTGTTGGAGCGCGGTCACCAGATGGAAGCCGCCGCGCGCATGCACTACGAGGCGCGCACCGGCTCATTCGTGACCGAGGCTGGCATCTGCTTGACCGACGATGGCGTGTTCGGTTACTCGACCGATGGTCTGGTCGACGATGACGGCCTAATAGAAATTAAGGCGCCGATCGACAGCAGCAAGATTCTGGCGATGTGGGAAACCGGCGACACGTCCGAGTATGACCACCAGATGCAGGGCGGTATGTGGCTCACTGGTCGCAAGTGGTGTGATTTCATCATGTACGTCCCGGCCTTGGCCAGCGTGAGCAAAGACCTGTTCGTGAAGCGCATCTTGCGCGACGAGGTGTTTATTGACGCCATGGTCGAGCGCTTGGCGAAATTCGATCAACTGGTGGAATCGAACGTCGCGATCCTGCGTCGCACCACCGATCCGATCTACTTCGGCGAGGCCGCGTAATGGCCTACATCCTGATCGGCACCATCACCGCAACAAATCGCCGTCACCTGGCCGAGAAGGTGGCGAACTTGCCCGAAGGCCTCGGCATCAAGGTCGGCCCGCCGACGCGCTCGCTGGAGCAGAACGCCAAGTTGCACGCGATGTTCGGCGAGCTCGAGAAGAAGGCGAAGTACCTCGGCCGTCGCCTGACGCTGAACCAGTGGAAGACGCTGATGATCAGCGGTCACGCGGTTGCTACTGGGCTGGCGGCAGAAGTCATTCCTGGCATCGAGGGCGAATGGGTCAACATCCGCGAATCGTCGGCGCAAATGACCGTAGCGCGCATGACCAGCCTGATCGAGTACATCCATGCGTGGGCAGCCCTGAACAACGTGCAGTTCAAACAAGACTGAGAGATCGCCATGACCACCCAAATCGCAGCAACCGAACAAGCCCAATCCCTGAGCGACGCCATCACGCGCGATGCAGCGCAGCTTCTCCAGATGTACGGAACCGGCGCCGTGCAACTGCCAATCAAGGGTACTGATCAGTACGTCATCGCCGGCACGCTGGATGCGATTGCGCGGGCAGTGCCGGTGACCGCCGCAGAGCATCCAGCCGGCGAACTGACGGATGAGCAGATTTTCGATCTCGTGGCGCAATATCGCAGCCCTGGCGGGAGCCGCGCCGATTTGCCGCGCTTCACGGCCAAGGACGCGCTTCACTTCGCCCGCGCCATCGAGCGCGCTGCGATTGTCGCCCACCTCGCGGGTCAGTCCCAGGCAACCAGGGCAGTGCCGGAAGAAATCGCCGGCGTGAACATCGCGCGTCTCCTGCGCAACCTGGAGGAAACCAGCTACAACGAAGGCTCGGTCGATCTGGCGTGCCGCCTCTCCGACTGCCAAGCGGTAATCAAGCACCTGCTCGCCGCTCCTACTGCGCAGGAAGCCAGCCAGGATGTAGTATGGGCTGAGCCGGTCGCGTGGATGCAAGACGACGGCAAGCTCTGCACCACTGCTGAGTCGAAGAAGCACATGGAAACCTGCGGGTTCGGTCATTGGGCGCAGATCGCAGCGCGTTACACGATCCCGCTCTACGCCGCTCCAGCCACCGCTACCACCACCCAAGCCACCCCCGATGCCTCCCGTGCCGCCCTGATGCTCGACCGCCTGCACGCTGCGCTGGAACCGTACCTCGTGGACAGCTTCGAAGATGCACTCGCCAAAGTCCGCGACCTGGTGCGCGCTGATGTCGAGCGCCGCAGCGCGCAGCAGAACCTGTTGCGTTGGGCGCTGCGCGAACTGCTTGGCGCGCTGCCCGAGCGCCGCGACTGGTTTAACCCCGATGCTGAGAGGGTGCTGCGTGCTGTTGCTGAGGCTGGCCCAGTTCCTGCGCAGGAAGTCACCCAGCAGGCAGCGAAGGCCGAGACAGCCGAACAGTCACCTTCTGCCAAAGTCATCATCACCGATGGCAACGGCACGGCAACGATCATGCTGGCACCGGGCGCAGAGTTGAAGGTCGGCGCGAACCTTTACCTCGCCCCTACTACCAGCACCGTGAGCGCGCCTACTGGAAGGCAGTACATTCCGGCCAACTTCACGACGCACCGCGCCGCGTGGCGTGAGGCGCTGACCTTCGTCCGCGATGCGTCGATGGGTGACGGAGCAGCTTACTGGCAGCACGAGTTGAATGCATACGATCGGGCATTCGCTCGCTTGCTAGATAACCCGGAGCCAGTCAAGGCCGAGGGCACCGTGAGCGCGCCGGAAGAAGTGCGCGAGCAGTGGCCCGCTGAGCCAACGCCGGAAATGCAGCAGGCAGGCGCGAGCGCGATCCGATTCGATACCACTGTGCTCAACAAGCTGTGGACGGCCAACGCGGTCTATCGCGCCATCCGCGAAGTCGCTCTGCGCACTACCTCCGGTAAGGGAGAGGCAGCATGAACTGCGACATCCTATTCGACAACGATGGAAGCCCACCGTACGACAAAAATGGGTGCCACATGCCCAGGAATCACGGTGGCCAGCCGCACGAATTCATCGCTACCGATGGCGTGACCTACCAGTGGGAAACCGACCTTTCCTGCGACTGCGAACACTGCATGAAATGCGAGGGCGACTACTGCACGATTTACTGGCCTGTCGCCACCCACACCGCAGCTCAAGCTGCTACCACCAAGGATTGAGCGATGCCGATCAAACCTGAAAACCGAAGCCGCTACCCTGCAAACTGGAGCGAGATCCGCGCCGCAATTCTTGAGCGCGCCGGCCATTGCTGCGAACAATGCAAGGTGGCGAATGGTAAGCGCATCGCACGCGGTGCTGGCCCATTCGCCGGAACGTACCAAGCAGACACCGCCGAGGTGTTTGACGCCGAAACCGGCGAGTACATCGCGTCGGTCCGAATGAGCGAGTACCAGGTCAAAAACATGGTCACGATTGTGCTGACCATCGCGCACCTCGACCACCAGCCCGAGAACTGCGATCCGGCCAACCTGCGCGCGCTGTGCCAGATGCACCACCTACGGCACGACGCCGCGCACCACGCTGAGAGCGCCCGCGAGACGCGCCGCGCCCGCCTGAACAATCTTGAACTTTTTGCCGAAGGATCGAAATGACCACCCCCACCACACAGCGCGAGGCGGACGAGCGCAAACTACTTGGCTTCGACATTGACGATCTGTCGGCAATTGCCGATGGGCTGGAAGCAGGGTATGAAAAATCAATTGATGTCGGCGGTAGCCCGCTGGATGGTAACGGGCCTAATCTTATTGCATCCACGACAGCGGTTGCCGCACGGTTCATTCGCGCAGCAATCGACCAGAGCACCCAGCAAGCCGCGCCTATTCCTCTTGGGATTTCCGCTTATGCGGACGAGAACGGTCAGACCAAGGGAAGCTACCAGCAAGCTGCGTCCGAAGCACCTACCGCAGCTACCGACCAGCCGAGCGTCGACGGCCTGTCTCCGACATACGAATGGCTTGGACATGCCACCAAGAGCGGCATTGCCGAAGTCGAGCACGCAGCACGCACGATGATGGCCTACTACCAGGGCGCGGAATTTCCGGACCAGCCGAGCGCCGGACAGTGGACTGTTGAAAAGCAGGATGACATGGGGATCGTCTGCGATGCAGCAGGAAAGCGCATCACCAGCACGTACTACTCAGACGCCAAACGGTTCGTGGATGCGCACAATGCATCCCTCACCCCTACCGCACCCATCGATATCTCGGTTCAGGAGGCTGCGCGGCAGGCACTTGCCGAAATGGAGCGCCTACCTGCTGACGAGTTGCAATCGCTTCTCGACCACCACAAGGGCGGCTTGCGCCTCGAATTACCAGACCCTGCGATCACCCCTACCGCACCCCAAGCAGCACCGATAACGGATGCTCAGGTTGAGACGTTCTGGAATACGTACAACGACAAATCACAGTTCAGCAGCATGATTGACGCCACAAAGAAGGCGCTTGGCGCAGTTCTTTCCAGCGCACCCCAAGCGGCCACCACGGCAAGCGCCGCTGCATTCCAGGATGCACCCGATGAGTTTGGAGATAAAGCATGACGACCCATATCGACATTGAGGAGCTGCGCGAGCGATTCCGGTACGAGCCAGACACTGGCGACTTCTATCTTCGCTATTCGGTAAAAAAGTCATTCGACACGAGCAAGAAGGTAGGCTGCCTGCATAAGGCAAGCGGCTATATCTATCTCTGGCATAAGCGACAGACGATTTCGGCGCACCGCTTGGCCTGGGCGCTCACGTATGGCGAGTGGCCGAAGCTGATTGATCACATTGACCAAAACAAGGCCAACAACTGTATTGAGAACTTGCGCATCGCCAAGCCATGGGAGAACGGTATCAACCAACCGGCGAGAAATAAGCTTGGCGTCAAGGGCGTTAGGGCAATTGGCCAGCGCTTTCAAGCGCAAATCAAATTCAGGAAGAAAGATATTCGGATTGGCATGTTCGACACGCTAGATGAAGCGGCGCATGCCTATAACAAACGTGCCATCGAGTTATTTGGTGAGTTCGCAGTTCTCAATCCAGTAGGACAAGCTAAGCCATGAAAAACGAAAATGACAAACAAGCTGCCCAGCCCGCACTGCCTGCCGAGCCTAGCGATCAGGAAATCTACGCCACGCTCGGCCAGCATGGCGCACTGCCGCCTAAAGACGGCTCGCCCGAGTGCATCATCAAGGGCCGCGAGTTGGTGCTGATCCAGGCCATCCGAGCAATTCTGTCGAAAATCTATGCCGCCAACCGCCTACGCGATGTACGAGGCTTGGCGCTGGAATGCATCAAGTCTATCGACGCCGCCCCTGGTGCTGCGCAAACCCAGCCGATCAGCGACGTCGTCCAGGTGCGCCAGTTGCCCGAACTGAACGAGGACCTGCGCGACATCCTGGGCCGGCCGAACTTCACTTGCGGCGCGCTCGCCTCGCTGCTACGCACAGCCGGCCAGGATATCGCATACAAGGCCGAGGATGAACAGGCGGCCGTGATCTACTTCCTGCTGGGCTTCTACCTGCAGCATGGCCAGAAGTGGATCGAAGCGGTCGATGCCGAAATCAAGCGCCTGGCGGCCACCCATCCCACCGATAAAGGACAGAGCAGCCATGAGTAACGATAAACAAGCAGGGGCGGAAGTGCTGCCAAGGTATGCGGAAGCGGTTGCGGTCGTGAAGGAACAGCAGCGCGCATCAGTGTCTCTGGTGCAACGCCGACTACGGATTTCATGGAATGCCGCTCGCGATCTGATCGAGCTGATGCTTGATCGCGGCGACGTACCGCTCGATTGGGCACCGCCCGTGTATCAGTTGGCCGCCCGCCGCGCTGCTCCAGTAGCGGAAGGTGTCGCCCTGCCGCCTCTGGATGCGGAAGGCTTGCCGGAATTACCGAAGGCTAAGTGTCTGCTGCCAGGAGTCTATGCCTACACCGCCGAGCAGGTACGCCAGGCCCAGCGCGAAGCCTATGTGGCTGGCGCGCAGGCCGCCTCAAAATCCTCTGAAACCCGCATGGATACTGGCTTTCACGGTGGCGCGCATATCCAAACTCAGCCGCAACAGGCCGCCCTGCCGCCAAAGCAGAGCATCGGTGACGATTACGAATTTCAGGAGTTAGCCGGCGAGGTCTATAACGCCGGTGGCTGGAACGAGAGCATGGAAAAATCGATGAACGCTCTCATCGCCCATATCGACGGTCGCACTGCTGGAACAGCGCCTGCGGGCTGGGCCGTAACAAAGAGCGAAGATACGTTCCTTGGCACTGCAATTCGCGTCAGTAACCCAGATGTAGGCTTTGCGACATTGCGCCCCGATGGCCGCGATCCGTCCGAGTCGGTCTTGTTCTGCTACTTCGACAAGATCGCTGCCGCCCCTTCACCTCTGCCTCCAAAGGAGGAAGCCAAATGAGTTACTGCCGATTCAGCAGCGATAACTGGTCGTGCGATGTGTATTGCTACGACGGCGGGAGCGGCTTTGTTACTCATGTTGCCGGAAACCGCATACTAGGTGAGATACCGAAATGCCCGCGACTGAGCAAGGGGAACATGGCTGAATACATGGCGGCACATCGCGCTCAGATGGCCTTTCTTGACACGTGCGAGCGCGCCCCGATTGGACTGCCGCACGATGGCGAGTCGTTCAGCGATGACGATGCGGAATCATGCGCCGACCGCCTGGAATCGCTTCGCTCGCTCGGCTACAACGTCCCGCAATACGCCATCGACACGCTGCGGCAAGAACAAAACGAGGATGCATAAATGGACACCGCACAAACCGAAAAGCTGAAGGCGCTGGCACTGGCGCCGGCCGAGCGCGTTGAAGCGTGCATTGCCGATGTGATGGCACGCTTCCCAACGGACAGCAAGGACTACTACGTCGAAGTGCATCAGCACCTCGCGCCACTCGCCCGGCAACTGGAGCGCCAGAACGACGCCCTGATTGCTGAAGTCGAGCGCCTGCGGGCTGAGTTGGCTGCCGGTGCCGCGCGCCAGGGCGGAAATACGAGCGGAAACCCTGGGCCAGAAACGGACGTTAAAACGGCTGAAACCCGCATGGTTTCTGGCTCCGAGGGTGGGCCACAAGTTGCGGCTCCCGCAGCAGGAACAGAGAAGGATGCAGATCGGCTGCTGGCGGCCATCGTGCGTAGTGATGTGGGGATAGCTACCCGTCACAAGCTGGAAGACGGCCAAGGCACTGCAACCGAAGACGGCAAGAACTGGCTCGCTGCAATCGAGTTTGTAGCGGCTGCTCACACCAAAGCCGGGGATGCATGATGGCGAACGCAGAACTTCCCGAAGGCTGGACGCGCGAGGAACTGGCGGGCGACTGCGTGTGCTTTGCGCGCCTTGGTGGCGGCTTCGTGACGGTGGATTTCAAAGAGCGGATCTTCGCGCTCGGCCACAGCAGACCGCGCAAGCCCGCGACGACTTTCGTGTACGTCGGCACCCGGTGGCGCCAACGCCTTATCCGCGATGCGATCGAGTACCTGGAACAGACTTTGAAGGAGACGGCATGATCGAACGACAGCAAGAGCGCCGCAGCTTGCCCACGCCAGGCGACCGCCGAAAGCAGAACGAGGATCCGGCGCAATTGGACTGGTCAGACGCCGTACCGGGAGCGATCCGGCCAGGCGTAGGCGAGGAAAAGCCGCCGGTGGAGCGCAGGCGGTATCTGGATGGTGGGTGTGAGTGAGGAGATGGTGATGAGTGAAACGAAATTCTTGCGGCTGCCGGCCGTTATCGAGCGCGTAGGCAAGTCGCGCACCGCGATCTATCGTGACATCCAGGCCGGCGCGTTCCCGGCGCCGATCCGCATCGGGGCGCGTGCCGTGGCATGGGACTCGGCAGAAATCGCCGCATGGCAGCAGAGGATAATCGCTGCCTCGACCTCGGGTGCCGGACCTTCGAAGGGTGGCGCGTAGGGGTAAATTGTGGGGGTAAAAACTGTAGGGGTAAATGTAGGGGTAAAGCTGGCGGAAATGAAAAAGGCCAGCTTGTAGGCTGGCCTAACTCTTTGATTCTATTGGTCGGGGCGAGAGGATTCGAACCTCCGACCACCTGCACCCCATGCAGATTCTGTTGCGTTCCAGAACGTTCCGCAACGTCCCATAAGGATTGAAATTCTCAGAAAATTCAGTCACTTATCTTTCGTCATTGTCCCACAGCATTCCAAGCTGTACCATACGAGCCAACGAATCTGTAGGGGTAAATGTAGGGGTAAAAATTCCTGAGCCCCGACCCCTTGCATCCAAATGGCTAAACTGACACAGCGAACACTTGAGGCGATCCGACCGGATCAGACCGGGACAACCATACGCGACGAGGGCGGGCTGTTTGGTCGCGTGCGCGCCAAGGCAGACGGCGCCGTAACCGTGTCATTCTACTACCGCTACCGTTTCGATGGGAAACTGAAAGATTTCTCTTGCGGCACGTGGCCTGGTGACAGCCTCTCGGCGATCCGGTCCGCGCGAGACGGAGCCCGATCAAAAGTCGCGGACGGCATCGACCCTGCCGCTGACAAGAAGGTGGCGCGGCATGAACAGAAAGAATCGGTAGCAGCCAAGCTGGCCGAGATCGAGGCCGCTCGCACTAAGGCACTCACCGTCAACGACCTGTACGACGCATGGATAGTGAATGGGGTGCGCAGGAAAGACGGAAACGCCGAACTCAAGCGCCTATTCACCACCCATGTCCTGCCAGCGGTTGGGCGCGTGGCGGTAAGAGCGCTGACTGAAGATGATGTGCGCGATGCCCTGCGAAGTCTGGTTGAGCGTGGAATTGACCGGACAGCCGTCGTGGTCTACAGAAGCCTCAGGCAGACGTTCGCTTGGGCGCAGCTGCGGCAGCCGTGGCGCGCACTCATGGTCAACGGGAATCCTCTCGACCTGATCGAGATTGAAAAGGTCGTGTCGCCAGACTATGACATGGATAACCAGAGCACCAGAGTGCTTTCACCCGAGGAGATTGCTGAGCTGCGCGACCTATTGCAGCGGGCCGAGGATGATTTTGCAAACGCAACCAATAAGCGGCGCGCGCGCAGGCCGCTGGAGAAAGCCACGCAGCGAGCAATCTGGATCATGCTGTCAACGCTGTGCCGCGTGGGCGAGTTGAGCATGGCGCGATGGAAGGACGTCGATTTGGCGACCGGCGAATGGTTTATTCCGAAGGCCAACACTAAAGGCAGTTTGGCCGACTTCCAGATTTACCTATCCCCTTTCGCGCTCGTGCAATTCCAGGCACTGCACGCAATTACTGGCCATTCGGATTGGTGTTTTCCTTCGAATGAAGGTGAGAGCCATATCGATACAAAATCAATCACAAAGCAGATTGGCGATCGGCAGGCGAGATTCAAAAAGGCGAAGGATGGCGGCCCGAGAAAGGCAATGAAAAACCGGAGGAATGACGATACGCTCGTTTTGGCCGGCGGGAAAAATGGACGCTGGACGCCACACGATCTGCGCCGGACTGGCGCGACGATGATGCAGGCGCTTGGCGTGCCACTTGACACTATCGACCGTTGCCAGAATCACGTGCTTGGCGGGAGCAAGGTGCGGCGCCACTACCTGCACCACGACTACGCAGATGAGAAGCGCGAAGCGTGGCGCCTATTAGGGGCGCGACTGTCGGAGATATTGCAGCCGGACGATCAGGGTAATGTCGTGCCGCTGAAGCGATCAGCTTGACCCGTCCTAAGTTGCCATAAACCCAACTCGGCCACAATGCCTCATCGACAACATGAGGCGAGCATGATCCACAGGCGCTACCACATCAGGGGCGGAGCAAAGACCACGGCAGGCGGTACCGTACGGGCATCGATCGGCTGGTATAAGCTGGACGGCATTCCGCTTGCGTGCGAGGGTGATCCGGTGGACTGCTCGGCTTGCGGTACGACGGGCACAATCCAGTGCGTGATGCCGCGCATACCTGACAAGCTCGATGGCCGCGAGATCGCGCTGAGCGATGACCTGTGCATCTGCCAGTGCAACCCGGCGCCGAAGTTGATCGCGGATCAGACCATCAAGCTCCAGCTGATCATGACCGCCGACGAACCGGCAGAGGATCCCGAACAGCCCGAGCGGCCCGCGAGCATCTACGACGAGCGCCCACGACTGGTCGCGCCACTGGTCGCGGGATTGCCCTACCACATCGAAACGCCGGATGGTCGCGTATTCTCGGGTCGCACTGGTGACGATGGGTTGCTTCCGCGCGTCATCACCGAGGGAGAGGCCGAGTACGCGGTATTCTGGGGCGACGAGGCGCTCAGCAGGGCTACGGCATGACGCGGGCGCTGACGCAGCAGGCGCGGGTACGCACCAATACGACCAAGGATTCGGTGTGCAGCGTCCAGGTCGAGGTTGTTACGTTCGCCAAGCTCTGGGCATCCTACCCGGGCGGGCATCCCTATGTTGATGCCAATGGCAAGACGCCTGCGGGCTACGAAAACCAGTGCGCGATCAATTTGAGTGCGGCCATCCACGGCGCCGGCGTCGAGATGAAGTCGTTCAAGGGTGCGACCGTCACGCTGCCGAACGGACGCAAGGCTGCGACATCCGCAAGCCAATTGGCCGATTGGCTGAAACTGCAGCCGTTCTGCGGCCTGCCCCAGCGGCCAGAGGACGTAGCGGGATCGGACTGGCAAGGCAAGATCCGAGGGCGTACCGGCATCGTCTTTTTCAGCCATTACTGGTGGCGCAACGCCGCAGAGAAGGCGGCTGATAGACCGACAGGCGATCACATCGACCTGTGGAATGGCTCGCGGATAACGGGCGTTGGCGTGCACTTTTTCTCGGCATGGGGCCGGCGTTTTGGCTTCCCTGCTATTGGCGCTGGCACAGATTGGGGCTATTCCGATGTCGGGCGGTCAAAGGTGATCCAGTTTTGGGAGGTCAAGTGAAGCGGCTTGCTGCTGGAGTGGCCGGCGTGCTCTACGGGCTGATCCTGATGTGGCTCTGTCTCTATGCGACCAGCCACATTGAGCGGTCAGGCGGAGTTGCGCACGGGTGCCTTGACTCCGACGATTGCACGGTGCTGGATGGCCTTGCAATGACCCTGATCGTTTTCGGTCCAGCCGTCGTTTTCGCCACTATGAACGCCGTCGCCTGGTCGCGGTGGTCGATCCGCACATGGGCGGCGCGGTCTGGCTTGGCCACGCTCGTGATCATCACGCTGTACGGCGCGCTTGCGCTATGACGCCACGTACCGACACCATCACCGCCTGCCGGGTCGATCTCACGCTGATGCTGCTGCCGGCAATCGGTTGGTGGGAGGCTGCCTGGACGCTCGCGGCGAACGATGTGCCGCTTGAGGTAGCGGCGCGGGTGCTGGCGTTGCCGATGGAGAGGCGGGCTACGTTGCTGCCGGAATTTTCAGCAGGATCGGCTTAGCGCTCAGCCAGATTCCACCCATCGACCGCCGCCTGCATCATCTGCTCTCTCGTGGCTGGCGGGCAGTACAGCAGCGTTGCGCCGTGGTGGCCGCATGTGCATTCCAGGCGCAGGATCTGGATGCCGCGCTTCGCGGACTCGGCGAAGCTTGGCGCGGAGCCGCATTTGCAGGGGCGGATGATGGGCGTGCTCATGCTGCTGCAAGCATTTCAGGCGTGACCGTGTTGCGGCAGACTTGGCCATAGTCGGCATGGTAGGTTATCGCCGTGCACTGCCGCTCGCTCATCCAGCCGCCGCGCGCCGCGTAGGCATCCCGCGCCGCAAGGGTCGAGTGCTGAACAACCGTCATCCCCGAATGCTCCTTCTCTTCCACGTGGTGACGATGCCCTACGTGCGCATATCGCCTCGTCGTGCCGCCCCATACTTTCGGGAACTGCGATGCGAACAGCAGCGGAAGCCCGTCGTTCTTCTTCAGGTGGCCATGGTGCCAAGCCAGCATCGTCTGCCCATGCTCGTAGACGTAGTACGGCAGCTCGGAGTCGATCACTTCGACACGAGGCTCATTCTCGTACAGAGCTTTGAACATCGCACGCAGCCAGACGCTTGACGCCAGGTCGTGATTTCCCTCGGCCATCAGCACGACCACTTTCTCATGCCGCTGTAGCGCAAAGCCGATCACCCGGCGCAGAATCCGGATCGCCGTCTGTACCACCTTGGCGAACCGTCCGTCTTGGCTCAGAACGTGGCCCGAGGTAGGTGTTCTACCCTCGATTAGGCCCATGCCATCCGAATGCAAGAAGTCACCGAGTTGCGCGACGATGCCAATGCGCGCCGCCGGACTTGCCATCACCATGTGCTCGAAGCAGCCGACCAGCGTGCGCTCGGCGATTGCCAAGTCCCAGTCCCCAAGCGCGTCCAGGTTCTCGCGGTGCCAGCACAAGGCCCCCACGTGCGCATCGGTTAAGGTAAAGACATTCGCGAGCTTGGCATTCGTCAGGGCCGGCGCCTTGACCGGTCGCGCGCGTGGAAGATCTTCGGCCATTGCCGCCGCTGCCGCGCGCATCATTTCAGCTTGCCTCTCCTGGTCCGGACTTTGCCGCTCCCACGTGCGCTCGACCTCGCCGCCTGGGCCACGCTGAACCGTGACTTTGCCCATGCTGAAACCGGGCGCCGTTCCGCTTTCAAAGTGACCTGGGGCATAGCCCTGACGCGCCGCCGCCTTTTCGAGACGCTCCATAGCGCCGTCGATTGTGCTCTTCCCCACCTTCAGCGCACGAGCCGCCGCGCGCTTGCTGCCGTGCTCAATGATGGCGTCGAAATAGACGGCTTGCTGGGTAGTGGCGTACTCGCGCAGCTTCGGGTCGATGATGGTCATGCAGTCTCCAGTTGGACCTCGTGCGCAGGCTCAGGGCTCCAGTGCGATCCGCCGCCGATGCGTACGGCCAAGTAGAATTCCTCGGCTTCGCACTCGTTGACGCCATCGAGAATCAGCATCTCGCGCAGCACTTCGTCCGCCTGCTCGCGACTCACCTCCTGCGACGTATAAAGCCAATCATGGATCGTCCCCGACATGCGCGCCCGGTTGCCGAGAATGGCGTAGGCCAGCGGTAGGCGCGGCACGCTGCAAAAGTCAGTTCGAAAACCGGCCGGTGCCGTGATCGTTCGCCCAAGCAGATCAGACTGGAACGAAAGCGGGGCCAGCAACTCCCACAGCCCGGCGCGGTCGTCGATGATCAATTCGGCGCGCAGCTTCCCGATGAAGGCGCTCATGCCTTCGCCGCCGCGTCAGCTGCGTTCATCGCCTGCCACGCGCTATGCGTCGACTGGATGCCCTGCCCGATCGATGCAAACAGCGCCGCCAATTGCTCAGGCGGCAGCAGGCCTGCTTGCTGCGCGGCGGTCGCCTTCTGCAGCAGATCGACGGCCAGCGGTGCCAGCGCGACGACAGCCGCCACTTTTGGGTCAGTCGCGGCTAGCGCCGGCAGGACTGCGGCGGCGGTTTGCAGCGCAGTTGCGCCGATGGTCTGTGCGGTCGTGTTCATTTCGTCTCCTGGTGGACGGCTTCGAGGATCGCCAGCGTGGTCACTGCGGCGGTCACTTGCTGCGCTGCTTGCGTCGGATCGGCCGGCAGCGGGCCCGTACACAGCGGCGTCACCGTGTTGTCCAGCAGCGTGATCTGGTCGATCTGCGATGGGCTCAGCTTCCCTGCCCTGCGCATCTCCAGCGCTACCGAGAAGCCCGCGCCCCATGCCGCGCATGCCTGCGTGTAGCTGACTTGGGTCGCCTGCGGTGTCGGCTGGGTTGTGGGCGTCATGCAGCCGGTCAGCGTCAGGGCTGTGAGCCCGAGCATCGCTAGGAAGCCCGGCAGCGCGTTTCCCGATTGCTTGTCGGTTGGCGCCGTTGGCGCGTCGTCGCGGTCGCCCAGGTGGTAGATGCCGAGGCCGACCAGCGCCGCATAGATCAGGTCGAGCAGGCGGTCGTCATTCGGCACCTGAAACACGGTCAGTGCAACGAGAGAGCCAAACAGCACGAGGCCTATCAACAGTTTGATATAGGTGTTCACGTTTCTTCCTTCAGGTAGTGGATAAAGCGAGGGTGCGCCGTGACCTGCGGCGCAAAGGCGCTAGCCGATCAACGACCTTGGCCGACGTATTTGTGGTATGCCGAAATCCAGTTGCCCGAGACTGCTGCTTGAGCCTCGGCCAGGGTAAGCCTCCCCGAGCACACTGCGCGGCGCAGGAAATTCTCCAGCCGGTCCTTCGCGTGCGCGCCGTAGGGGCCATCCCACGGCTGCGGCCAGAGGTTGCGCGGGTCGGTCGGGTGGCCGCCGATCTCGAGCGAGATCAGGTGATCCTCTTCGAACGCACGCGGTGCCTGCGGGCTCGCGTAGGTACCTGCCGCCAGCTGGCCGGCTTTCAGCTTGTTCGTGTAGCTGGCCGGCGGGCGGATGGTCTTGGTCCAGCCCGGCACGCAGATGGTGGTCTTAATGTTGGCTTGGGTGACAGTGGGATTGGTCGCGCCGGGCGTGGCGATCGCATCGGGCAGCTCCCGGGCGAAGGCTGGCACGGCGGCGAGGATGAGCAGGGCGAGGACGGTCTTCATGCGTGCACCTGATCGTAGAACGCTAGGTTTCGCGCCCGCATGATGTCGAGCAGCTTCTGAGCGTAGTCAGGATCTGTCGCGTAGCCAGCCGCAGCAACAGCGCGCGCCCAGCCTGCGCCGGTCGTCTCCTTGCGGCAGGCGGCATAGCGCGGGTTATCGAGCAGGAAGCGTGCGTGATCGACCATGCTGCCCAGCCAGCTCGAGTACCTGCGGAACTTCGCGGTGATGGCGATGCTCTGGCCGTGCACGACTTCATGCGTCGGTACGTCGACGGTCGCACCAGTCCAACCTGCATCGGCCTTGATGCCGAACAGGTTGCTGCCCGGTGCGCGCGACCCCCAGGACGATTCGAGCGCGGCCTGAGCAAGCGTAAGCGATGCCGGAACGCCGGTGCGGCGCTGGCAGTCCTGTGCGGCGCCGGCCAGCATGCCGAGAAAGGCGGCGGGCGTCACGATATTTCCCCTTCCGACTCCGGCATCACGCGCCCGGTACGCCACTCCTTCCACATGTGCCAGCACTTGTGAATGATCATCAGGATCGTGTAGACCAGGGCGGCGATCTGGACCAGCTCGGGCAAGGTGATGCCCATGATCGGGGCGATGCCAACGGCAGCCGGCGGCGAGAGTTTTGCGGCCATCGCGGCTGCGGATTCGGTGGCTTGCATGGGGTCCTTTCGGGCAAAGAAAAAGCCGCTCAATGGCGGCTCTGGAGTGGGACTGGAAGGACTGGTCATGTCGGCCATGTCATCGTCGGAAGCATCGCCAGCAGTTCTGGAATGGTCGGCTGCGGGATCGTGCCTGCCGTGACTTGGTCGAGCACCTGATATGCCTTGAGCCAGACCGCATCGCGCCATGCAAGGCAGGCATCGGCTTCAGCCTTGAACGTGGCATTTGTCGATGCCGCGTAAGAGCACGCAGAGATGATGCCGAGGTAGCGGCGCTCGCCCACCTTCGCGTCGAGCATCGATTGGATGGCGTCGACGTATTGGCCCTCGGTCGGCATTGGGGCGGGCGCGGGCGGGATCAGTTCGACGCCATCGCGCGCCGCGTTGGCGCGGTAGTTGACCCAGGCGGCCCGCGTGGCATCGTCGACCGCGATCATGCGGGCGGTGTGATCCTCGGGCGGTACTTGCAGGTAGCAGCCGTCCAGCGCGCCATCGGGTTGGTAGGTCACATAGCCGATTGCTTCCATTACGCCACCTTCTCAACGAAAAGCTCCGTGTACACCTCGGCTTGACCGCTGGAGGATGCGAAACCGAGTCCTGGGCTGGAGGTCGCGAATGTGTAGTGGCGAACCTCAAGAACTTTGCTTGCTGCCAGGACGATCTCACAGTTAATCGCACCTGATCGCGAGGATGCGCTGGTCGAGCCGGCTCCGCCCGAATAGTCCGAAGTGCCCGCGAGAAGAACCGCCCCATCTGTGACGTTGTACAACCATGCCTTATGAGCGCCTGCGCAATAAGCCGGCGCGGTGAAGCTGATTCGATATGTGCCTGCCGGGAGAGTCACCTGATTGCTGGATAGGCTTGCTCCGGTGATCGTATTGCGCTTGATGGTGTTCAAGGTCCGCTGAACAGTCGCGCCGGCGACGGAATCGCCCGCCGCCGAGCCGGATACTTTCTCATCACGCACCCACAGCACTTGCGTGAGCGTACCGGGGTCGCCCTTGTCGCCGGCGCGCGTGAAATGCAGCACGACGCCATCGCCTGCTGCGAACGGCGAGGCGCTGCTTCCGCCTGTATTCACCAGCGTCAGCTTGCGGTAGCCCGTCGCTGTAGTGCGGGCTGTGACACTGAACGTGAGGAACTTCGTCGGATCGCCCATCTTCACGAGACGGATCGAGCCCTTTACGGGGTTGGTCGAGGCATCGAATGTATCGATGATGCTGGTGTAATCGATGCCGTCCGAGCCGAGCAGGTCCAGGTAAATCGTGGTTGCCGCATTCTGCGTCGCGGAGTTGAAGCGCAGCAGGCCGGCGGTCGGGTCGCCGTCGGCGGTCGACGACAGGTCGACCACGTAGGGGATCGAGTAGGCGCCGCCGGCAGCCAGCGTGTTCAGCGACGAGACTAGGGCGAGCATCTGGCTGACGAAGGTGATGAGCCAGGTGATGAAGGCGTCGACACGGCTGGAAAAGGTCGTGCTGTCACCCCTCTGCGGCGCGGCGGGTGGCGGTGTAAGAAGTGCCATCAGATGAGTCCTTGAACGGTAAGAGAAAGTTGGCAGTAATCGGGTTGGTCGTACGAAAGCTCAGCGCTGCCTAAACCGAAGCAGCGCAGCCCTCCGTACTCCGGTAAATCGACGCCAATCCATACAGCCGGCACATCAAGCAGATCGCGAATCGTCTGGAGCACGTCGTTTGCTTCGGACAGGGCTATCCACGATGTCGCGGTCATGTCGGTGGCGCGCTTACGGCGGACGATCTTGGTGTTACCGAAGTCGTCGGTCTTGATGTAGCTGTACGTCTTCGGCTTCGCCTTCGCGCCGTATTGCGTGGCGCCGAGCGGCTTGACAGTACCGATTGCCACCATGCCGCACTTCACCGCGCCCGTTCCGTTGGAAATGGAGTAGGTAACTTCGGCAAGACCGTAGGGATCAATGCCGCTTACCAGCAGATCGGTCAGCGGCTTGAATGGGTCGAAGAAGTAGTTGTAGTAATCGGCCGGCTTACTGCTCTCAAGCGTGTACGTCTGGTTGAAAATCACGTTCCCGCCGGGCGCATCCTTGACCGTGATGGTAGTCGTTGTCGCGCTGAGCCCAGCAAGGTAGAAGTCAGTGAAAACACCGGGCCTCAGCGTGACCGTCAGCGGCGATGCTGAAGTGGTTTGTGTGCTCGCCTCGTTGTCGAACATGGCCCACTGATTCGTCGGGCCGTAGTCGAGCCAGTACGCGGGCGTGCCGAACTGATTGTTCGGGTCAGTCGGGTCATGCCCCACGTTACCGTCCATGAGGCTTTGGTAGACGCGATGCGTGACAGGGCTGATACAGAATGCGTTCAGCGCATAGGTCGTGCCACTGGCCCATGCGGGGTAGTCATTCTCTGCCACCGTGCTACTGGTGAGCATCGCCGTGGTGATCGCGATAGGCGCAAGAACACTGAGCGTCATTGCGCGATCTCCACGAGCAGTGGACCGCCGCCGGCGGTTGCGGTTTCGAACATGTCTTTGTGATCCCCCGTATTTTTAGCGATTTTGTCGAGCGCCGTCTGCTGCTTAGCCACCGTCTCGCGCAGCGCTTTGATTTCTGCCGCCAGCGCATCGTTGTTGCTCGATGGGCTGGACAGCCTTGCCATCAGCGCGCGGTTGTCAGCCGCCGGGATGATCCGCTCGCCCTCATGCACGAGCGCAGGCATCGTCTCGGGCACAAAGTTCGTACCGATCGCGAACGGGTGCAGTTTCTTGTACTCGCCGCTATCCTTGAGTGACGATGCGATGTCAGCCATCGATGCGCCCGAGTTGAGGAAGAATTGCAGTCCAGCCGCATCTGCCGGACGCCCGAGCAGGCTTTGGTACATGCCCTGAATCGTAGCTTCCGGCGACATCGCAATCGACTGCGTAATCGTCCCGAGCGGCACACCCGATGCGGCCTGCTGCTGCCAGTACGCGAGACCAGCGGCATCCGGCGCGCGGCCCAGCGACTGGTGGTACTGGTCGCTGATGGCGGACGTTGCGGCTACTACCGGATTGGCTTTCGCTGCTGTGATCGCGGTCTGGAACCCGGCCAGTGCCTGCGCGATGCTCAAGCCCGTCGTGTCGATGCCCTTCAGCAGATCGACCTGCTTCTTCGCCGCGTCGAGCATGGCATTCAGCGAATCGAGCTGCTTCTGGTCGACCGACAGCGAGCTATCGGCGAGGTCGCCAAGTTGCGACAGGTCGTTTTTGGTCGTGTACAGATCCTTCAGATAGTCGGCTTGCGTGGCGAACTTGGTCGAGGCATCCTGCGACACCACCGACAGCGCGTCCTTCAGCGAGTCAGCGGTCGGCAGCGGCCCGCCGGCCTTGGCGACCGCCAGCGCCGCCTTGATCTGCGCTTGCGCCGCCATCCGGTCGGTCAGGTCCGTGCTCGCCGCTTTCATGCCGGAGAGAGTCGACTTGATGGCGTCCGACAGAGCCTTCTCCGCGTTGATGCGCGCGGTCAGGGCATCAGTCGTTGGCTTCATCGTGTTTTGCAGCACGGTGAAGGCGTTGTCGACGTCGCCCATGAGTCCAGAAGCCACATCTTTTGCGGCCTGCATCGCGTCCTTTGCGGCCTGTACCGCGTCTTTCTCGGCTTGCAGCGCCGACACCCGGTCGTACAGCGCCAGGTTGCTCGCGTCGATCGTGGCGCGTTCCTTGTCGTGCAGTTGCGCCGAGGACATCGTGAGCGCATCGAGCTTGTCCTGCAGGCTCTTGCGCTCGTCGGCGATCTCCTGCTCGGACTTCGTCGTGTCCACGATGGCCGCATGCGTCGCTGCAAACGCGCTTTCCAGATTCATCAGCGAGGCGTACGTCTGCTGGCCAGACGTCGTGGTCAGGTCCAGGCATGCCACGACGCTTGCGAACTGCTCGCGGGTCTGCACCCAGCCGAGGTTCATCGCACCCAACTGCTGCGACACGTACGCTGCCACCGGCGCCAGTTGTTGCCCCTTGGTCAGGAAGTTCTGCGCAAAGTCTGCCGTCTTCGACTGGAGATTGTCGATGCCGCCCATGAGGCTGATCAGGCCCTCGCGCGCGCCGACCGACTCGATGCCGACCGCACCGAACGTCTTGCCGATCGACTGCAGCGATGCATCGAGCTTGGCGTAGTCCGATGCGACCCGTACCAGCGTTTGCAAGTAGCCCTCGCCGACCTTTTCGAACGGCTCCAGCCCGCCGACGACCCACTGCGCCATCTGGTCGCCGAGTTTCGAGAACACGGCTTCCAGGGCCTTCTGCTGGTCGTCGCCAGACAGGCCCTTGAGAGACACGTTGCCGATGTCCACAACGAAGCTGTTCAGCTTGGCGGTGAAGTCGTCGCCGCACGCGCCCAGCAAAGTGCTCGCCTGAGTGATCGAGTCCGCCAGGGACTTGATGACCGCGCCAAACTGTCGGTTGGCCTCGTCTCCGAGCGGAGTCGTCTGGACGCTGGTCTTGTCCTTACCGAACCAGCCGCCGCTCGTCGTGATGTCGGCGTAGGACTTCGCGCTCACGCCATTCGACAGCACCGAGCCAAGAGAGGTGGCGTCCATCGTAAAACCCGAGTCCGAGACGGATTGCTTGCCGCCCATGATCGAGGTGAAGATGTTTTGGAACACCGGGATCTTGCTGGCGATGTAGCCGACTACTGCGCCCACCGCAGTGCCAATCGGACCGAAGTAGGAGCCCACTTCAGCGCCCGTCATGGTCATGTCTGCCGCGCCGAGGTTTGTGGTGCCGTAGCCATGAGCAAGGTTGCCAACTTGAGGATTGCTGATGTTCGTGTTCTGCACGATCTGGGATGCGAAGCTCCCGATGTTCGTCTGGATCGCCTGCAGCGACGTGAGCATGCCCGACAGGTAGTTAATCTGCGTGCTCGAGTTCGCTGCGGTGAGCTCGATGGATTTGCTGATCGAGTCAGACTTGGCATTGCCGTCGCCGAGGATCGTGCCGGTGCCTTGTGCTGCCTGACGCTGTGCCGCAGACGGGGCAGAACCGCCACCGCCAGTCAGCGCCACGCCCAAGCCGGTCACGATTGCCGCCATAGCGGCCATGCGCGCAAAGGCGGAGTACGGGTCGCCCTCGCCCTGCGTCAGGACCGCGTTGACGCCCTTGACCAGGCTGAGGCCGACTTCAGCGGCGCGCAGGACTTCGGATGCGGCGGCCATCGCCTTATAGCCGGAGGAGCCTTGCTGGAAGAAGCCCTCGGCAGCTTGGGCCATGTCGCCGTAGCTTTTCAGCTGCGCCTGGGCGCCTTGGAGCTGAGCGCGATTGATTGCCTCCAGCTTTTCAGGGTTATCGTCCGACAGTTTTTTAGCCGCGGCGAGATCCTTCTGCGCGCGGAGCTGGCCAGACATCCCTTCGGCGTAGGCTTTGAACATTTCGCCAATGGCCTTGCCGCCGGTGCCGAAGGCATTGCTCAGGCTATCCGCGATGCTTGCGCCGGCGCGCTGCCAGTCTTGAATTGCCTGGTCGGCTGCTTTTTTATGGAACTCAGCGGCTTCTTGCGCTTGAAGTGCGGCGGCAATCTTCTGGTGCAGCCCAAGTTCCTTTTCGAGATCAGCCAGCATCGCAACTGCCGCATCATGATCAGCCTGAGTGTGTTGCTCCGTGATCGGGGCCGCGACTTGCTCCTTCATATTTGCGACTGCTTGTGCATACAGCGCTGCGGTCTCGCCCTCGATGGCGGATTTCGATCTTTGGCGGGCGCCGGCTGTGTCCTCGATAACCTTCAACTGCTTTTGCAGTTCAGTGGTGTATCTGTCCGTCGCTGCGCTCGATGCATCCGTTATGGCTTTGGCGGTTGCCAGTTGCCCGACCTGGTCGTCAGTTTGGGTATTAGCCATGGCAGCAAGAAACTTCTTGTGCTCCTCGACCAGTGAGTCGTACTTTGCCTTGGCTGCAGCTACTTCCTGCGGATTTTTAGCGGCTTTGGCGGCCGCATCCATCAGCGCCGATTCCTTGGCGAAGGTCGCCGCTTCGGCCGCGATATACTCGGCTCGTGCGACCGCGCGGCCGGCGTAATAGTCATCATCCGACAGCGCGAACTTGGAGTGATACGTCGACAGCATCTTTTCGCGCTCGTCGTAGATAGCCTTCTCGCCATCCAACTGGGTCTTTGCGAGCGTCAGCGCATCTTGCAGCCTCTGGGAACGGTCATCCTGGCCTTTTTCAGGCGCGGGTGTATGCGCCTTCGTTAGCGCTGCCATGTGCGCGTTGACGGCATCCTGACTTAGCAGTGGGCTATCCGGGTTGGCGGCCGCGATCTTGGCCAGGTCCTGACCATACTCCCGGATTGCGACCTGCAGCTCTGTCAAGCCTTTTTTCTCCAGACGCGCGTCGTCCTGCATAACACGCGAGGCGGCATGCTCAGCCTCGGATTGAGCAAGTACCGCCTTGCCTTGTGCGATCGCATCGGCGTCCGCCTTGTTCTTGACGATGACGGCCGCCGTCAGATCCTTGACGATAGCCAGGCGTTCCGACTCCTGGACTGCGGTCAGCGCGGACGGATCGCGTCCCTGTTCCTGGTTTCGGAATGCAGTTGCTGCATCGAAGGACTTGAGCTGAGCGACGTACTTGTCGACCTCGCTACCCGGCGTTGCCTTCGCTCCCCAACTACCGATCGCATCAACCGCGCCGCCAATTGCTTCCTTAACGGCATTCCAGCCGCGCGACACGTAGCCAAGGTTGTGCGCCATTTCCTCGGCGCGATCCTTCGTCACCCTTGCCAGCGTTTCCGTCGCCAAGGCGGAGGCGCCCTTCTGATCGCCCTCTTTTTCGAGGGCGCGGATTTGTTCATAAACCGATTCCGTTAGGAAGTGATACGTGTCGTCGAGCTTGAGCGCCGCACGCGAAATGGCCTCGGTCGAGCGCATGCTGTTGCCGCTCGTCTGGATTGCCAGGGACTCAAATTCCTTGATCGTTGCGCCAATCGACTTGCCTGCGGCGTGCTCCATGGCGACTGCTGCCTCGGAGATCAGCCCAATCTGTTCACTGGTGAACTTGCCTGAGCCAGCGAGTTCAGTGACGGCCTTCTTTGCCTCCCCAATGCCGCCGCCCGCCTCTACAGCGGAATGTGCAAGCGCATTCAGGTTATCGCTGGTCGTGCCGGCATAGTTGCCGGTCATGATCAGTGCGTCATTCATCGCCTTCTGCTCGTGGGCGCCCTTGATCATCGCGGCAGCTGTCCCGATAACTGCCGCACCAACAGCGAGAATTGTCACGCCAGCGGCGCTGAACAGCAGGCTGGCAGCGCCGGTCTGCTCGCCCAGCACCATCATCGACCCGCCGAACTTCTGGAAATTACCCTGGCTCATTTCGTGCGCCAACACGATCAGTTCGCGGCGCGCGCCCATCGAAGACAGCGAGAAGCCGTCCATGTGCCCGCTCGCGCCTCTCGCACCGGACCCGGTTTCTTCCAGCTTTTTGATCAGGGGCGCGGCAGCATCGGAGATCCCGAGCTGAGCGGCGCGATACGCCTGCAACTGTGTCGTGCTCATCCCGAGCGTGGCGACCTGATCTTGCAAGCTCTTCAAGAAGCGATCTGCAGCCTTGGCTGCCTGATCCTCTGCCGCCGCAGCGTCGCGCGCGGCCTTCTCGTCGCGCTGCATGGCGTCGATCTTTGCGCCAAGTGCTGCTGCCGCCCGCTGCGTGGCAGTGGACATGCCGGCTGCGGCTGCGTTATACCGTTCAATTTCGGCTCGGTTTGCGCCGAACAAGCTGACTTCGCGCTGCAGATTCGCAAGAAATTTGGCGCTTGCATCGTCTGCGGTTTTGGTAGCCTCCCCGCTGGCGCGCATGATCTTGACCGTATCGTTCATCGAGCCATTCATCTGCTCGACTTTCTGTTCAACTCTTGCGCTGGTCTCGGCCAGCGCATCGAGCGCACGCGTACCCTCGACCACGGGGCGGCTGTCCAATTCGATGCCGATACTTGCGAAATCCGTCATGGTTCGCCCAATAAAAAGGGCCCGCCGAAGCGAGCCCTGGAAATAAAAATCCCGCCGAAGCGGGACTGTGATGATCTGTTGCTATTGCTATTTGGCTACGTCGATTTCACTGTACAGCACATCCTTAACGCATCGGCTCTGCCAGTTCGACTCAACGAAGGAAGTATCATCCTCCTCGATACCGGACTGGTCTGCCGCGACAATGAAGCGCCGGAAGCCCACGTAGCCGCCCATCTTGTTCTTCGCGTTGATTTCGCCGCAGACCGCACGCCCCTTAGGCGATAGGATCACATTTCGGAACCGCGCCGATTCTGGATCGTTCAATGCCTCACGGATGGCGTTGGTCCCCACTTCGATCTTCTTGGCCTTCTCCGCCTCCGCACGCTGCTCATCAGTTTGCTGCGGCATGGGCTGAGGCTTGGCGACATGCTGAACTTTTGGTGCCGCAAGCGCTGAGCTTGCCGCAAGCAGGCCCAGCAAAATAATCCGCTTCATCATCCTCTCCTTTTTATTGGAAAGGAAATACTACCTCAAGGAAACCAGAACCGGATGATTTTGCTTAATCCTCCGGGGCTGCTTCCTCCGTTTTGCTGTGGTGCAGCACGAACATGCTATCGAGCCGCATGATCACGTCCAGCTCGTACGGATTGAGCCGGATACCCTCCAACTGCTGCCAGGTCACGATTTCATCGGATAGCCCGCTGACTCCGAAACCGTTGTTCCTGCGCATCCTATTCATGCGCTGAAACCACGACCAGATGTGGCTCAGCTCGTACGGGAACGGCAGCGGGACCAGTTGCTCAGGTGTTACGCCGCTGGTCCGCTCAATGACTTCCAGGTGCTCGCGCAGGGTGCAGCCGTCACCCTGCAGCTCAGACAGCTCTAGTTGCTGTCGGGCGTAGTCGCAGAGTTGGTCGGCAAGGCCGGCAAAAAATTGTTGTCCTCGGCCATTGCGCCCAGGATCTTTTCGACCCAGGTCTGCTTCTGCTTCAGGATGACCGGGACCATCGCGGCATCGAACGGGCGCGGAACCTGGTTGCCGTCTGCGTCCTTCTTCGTCCAGCCAAACCAGTCGACCACGACGGCAGCGGCGCGCGCGACGTTCTGGCCGTCCACGATGTCGATGACCTTGGCGGCGCCGTCGTCGGTCTTCACGTCGATGGCCTTGTTACGCTTGGCCGCCGCTTTCTGGTTCTCGATGCGCACGGCGCGCTCGGCGGCGCGGGCCTGGTCGCTGTTGCGGCTGACGATGCGGAAGCCGGAGACCGGGTTGCCGTCCTCGTCGGAGATTACGGCGACATCGAAGGTGATTGGCTTGTCGGCGTCAGCCAGAATTGCGTCGAGATCGTATGCGTTCGTTTGGGTCATGGTATTGCCTTTCATTCGCGGGATAAAAAGATGCCGGTGCCCGCCGCCGCTTCCCGCGAAGGAAGACGGCGGCCGGTCCGTGCTCGGTGCTGGCTTACGCCAAATAAAAAAGCCACCGGGTTAGGGTGGCTTCGTTTTGAAATGCAGTTTTGCTAGGTGACGTGTACCCAGGCTGTGCGCTTGATTACACGACTTATTAGGCCCTCGCTTACGCCGTATTCTTCGGACAGTGCGCGTATTGACTTGGCGCTTGATCGAATGCGCTGGACCTTTTCGTCATCCAGCTTTGCAAGGGGGTGAGCCGTGCCTTTTACCCGGTTCCCATTGTCGATCCGCCCATTTGAGTAGGCCGCCTGCGTCAGGTCTAGGTGCCTCCACTCTTCGTTCCTGTGTATCAGGCTAACTTGACTCTGCGATATTCCATAGTCTTGCGCAATCACCCACTGCGGGCGCTTATCAAGACGTATTGCGGCGACTTGCGCCTCCGTGAGCTTCGTGCTTGAAAAGTCCGAGCCTTTCGATTGCCTATTCTTGCTCAGTTTGTCCAGCATGTTGTCCGCGTTGGTCCCGATGAACAAGTGGTCTGGATTGATGCATGCAGGGGTATCACAACGATGGCACACATGCATGCCGTCAGGTATTGCTCCATGAGCGACTGCGTAAGCCAATCGGTGCGCCAAGAATACCTTCCCGTCCACTCCAAGCCTGCCATATCCAGACTTGTTCGTACTTGCGGTCCACAGCCAGCATCCCGTGGCGGCATCTACTTTGGAGAAGTGTTCCAGACGCTGACTTAGGGTCATGTGTCCGGTGTATAGACTTTCCGAAAAAGACCCCGATTTTCGCGCCTGCTCGTAATGCGTACTGCACAATCCGCGCGCTTGGACCTTCTTGCCGCAGATGGAGCATTCCTTCGGGTATGGTATTCTTGCATCAGCCATGATGACCTCTCAGACAGGTTGTTTGGTTAGAGCTCGCTTCGTGTTGGTAGCACTTAGCGGGCTCGTCTATTTTACGCCTATTGATCAGGCCGCACTATCTTGGATAGACACAATCGTCATATCTGATGCCAGCGCCGGGCCGCCGGCCGCATTCAGCTGCGCCGTGAAGGGGTACGTACGCATGATCGCCTTCTCGCCGTCGTCGGGCGCGTCATCCGTCAGCTTGATGGCCGACAGGTTGATGGCGACGAAGCCGGCGCCGTTGGTCGTATCCGCAGCCATCACGGCAACCAGCGAGGTAACGGTCTCGTTGTCGTACAGCGCACCGATGGTCGTGCTGTCGAACAGCGCCGAGAACGTGCCGGTCACTTCGATGCGACCACGCGACATGTCCGGGTTAAAGTTCGTTCCGACGACGGGGCCGATAGCAGTAAGGTTGCCCTTGATGGTCATCGAGATACTGGTGACACCCATCTGCTCGACGCCGTTGACCAGCACTGCACCACGGACTGCGGTCAGGACCGGGGTAGCGGTGGCCGGCGTCGGCGAAGTAAGCACTTGCGTGTTGCCACGTGTGCGCACGCCCAGGCCTTGTGACGCAAGCTTGATGGTGGCGTTGCCGCTCGCCGGCAGGCCGATGTCGCACTGGCCGATGCGCAGGTCGGGGAACACTTCGCTCTTCTGGATGTCGCCATACCACTCTTCGACCGTGAACAGGGTATCAGTGTGACCGGTCAGCGGCGCCATGGTCTTTTTGCCGAGGACCGTCATGGTGGCAGTGGCAATCGGACCTTCCGCCACCAGCGCCGAACTGTTGATGGTCAGAACGGTCGCGACGGTCGCTGTCAGCGACGTGACGAGCAGGTTGTTGTTGAGGTTCGCGGCATTGAACGCGCCAGCAGTCAGCCCAACCACGTCGCCCTGTTTCACGCCGTCGGTCAGGTACGACCCGGTTGCGCGGGTGACAGTGTAGGTCGGGCCGGTTCCTGCGATGGTCAACGATGCCGCAGTGGTGACGGCGCCGGCAGTGAACACCTTGCGCAGCAGGCTGGCGAGTGGGGCTGCGTACGTGCCAGGCGACAGCAGGCCATCGAAGTCCCAGGAGGTCGATGCGGTGCCCAGGTTGACGCCGGTCGACTGCTGGTGCTGGACGATCTCATCGTTCGTGTAGGTCGCACGCGATTTCTTGCCGATCGAGGTCTTGCGGCGCAGGACCTGCCCGCCTGCGCCAGTGGCGGGAATACCAAGGCCGGTTTGGGCCTTCAGTACGGTAATTTTCTGTATGCCTTGTGCGACGGTCATGTGATGAGCCTTTCAAAATGAAAAAGGCCCGCCGCAGCGAGCCCGGTAATACCGCCGAAGCGGATCAAATAAAGTTAGTTGAAGATGTCGGCGCGCCACGGCGCCCTGATGACAACCTTCCAGCGGTCGCCGTCAACCACGCCATTCGGAATGGCCGGCGTCTTGTCGATCTGGACGGTGATGCCGCCATCGGTGAAACTAGCGCCGCGCCTGAATACGTCGCGGATCGATGCCGCGCGCTCAGCCGCATCCGCAGTGCCTGCGCCGGTCGGGTATTGCAGGCTGATCTGCAGGACGCCGAGCTCCTGGTAGAAGCCGTCGCCCATCGTCGGATTGGCTGGCGTGGCGAACATGACGAACACTTCCTGATACGGCACGCCTGCGATGGGCGAATACGCCTCGTTCTCGTGCACGATGTCGATGGCAGGCGCGATTGCGGCCAGCGCGCTTTCCAGCGCGTTGCGGATGTTTGCCTGGCTCATAATGGGTATGCCTCGAATCCTGCGTTCATGTCGCCTCCGCCGGCCTTGACGCCGTTGACGGCGTTCTCAACGATGTTGTTCCACTCGACTACGGTCACGGCGACAAGGCCGATCGGCGCCTGACGAGACCAGCCCTCCTCGATGCGCTTCGCGTAGGGCATTGGGTTGTACAGGTAGTAGACCTTGCCGGCTTTGGCCGCAGCAACGATAGACGCGTGCGCGGCCAACGTCGCCGAGCCGTCCTTGTCGATCACGCCGTCGATGCCGCCATGCGTACGGTTGAAACCGCCCTCGGTCGGCGCATACTCGGCCATTTGCCATGCCCCGCGAAACGCGCCCCCGGTGTAGCCCTTCGGCGGCGGATGCTTCCAGTACGACGCATCGCCGACGGGCGAGCGCTGCACAAGCCGGCTATCCAGCGTCATCAGCGCATAGCGGACAATCTTATCTGCGTCACCCTTCGTCTTTTCGATCCATGCGTTGATCTGCGCTGAGAACGTAGCCATCAGATGCGCACCACCAGCGTGTACATGACCACAATCCCGGCCGGCGATGTGCGGTCGGTAAATTTGACTGTGTAGGCCTGCGGGCCGACGTTGACCACATCGCCAACGCTGGGTTGCGTCAGGGGTGCGCCATCATCCGCGTAGGCGGACAGCAGCAGCTTGCGGTCGCCGGCCTGCACGAGCGTCCAGGAAGCCGTGCCAATGCCATAGTCGCGCGACGTCAGGTCAGTCTCGATGCCCCAGGCGCGCTCCGTGCTGGTCGTACTTGTGACGCGGCCGGCGACGTATGGCCCCTTGATCGTGCGCGTGATCGTGATGAGTTGGCCCTTGGACCGGAACTGCGCGTCGGCTGCGAGGGCTTTTTGAGCATAGTTCACAGCGGATAGTCCTCACGAGCGAGTCGCGGCCCGATAGAGCACGCCTGCCGGTGGTTGTCAGGCCAATGCTCGGGTATTCTCAGCCAGATGTTCGCTTGGCAAATATCGATCGCCCAGCGCTCCCATCGACCGCCATGAAGCCGGCGATACCATGGATACTGGCCGAACCAGCCGTAGGCAAAGCTCGACTCAATTACTGCTCTTGCGATCTTTTTTAGCATTCAAGCTCCAGGGTATCGATGCCGTTGCCACAGTAGACGTCGAAAACGCAAGCCACCTCGACAGCGCGGCGGGCATCGCAGCCCAGGTGCATTGCAGCCATCGCATAATCCCGGCCTGAGCCGCGCGCGAAGAACAGAGACTCGACACGCTCAGGGAACGGGTTGTTCGACGCGTACATGAAGATTTTCCGATCGGCCGTAATCATCAACGCACCGGCGCCATCGTCATCATCTCGACGCGGATAGGTATCAGGATTGCGAGCACCGTAGAACCAGTTCAGCAACTCAGAAGCGTGCGCGCCGCCACCAGAGAAGGCTACTAGGCCATCGGGCAGGCGGTGGATTTTCGTCACCGTCGACGCCATGCCCCCGCCGGTAGCTCGCTTATCCGCCGCCAGCGTCTTCCCGTCCCACGCGATGACCGTCATGCGCGCACCATCCGCATCCCCGTGCCACCAGCCTGCAGCAGAGGCTTGAGCAGCAGGTCAATCGCCCGATAGCGCACATACTCCGGCGCGCCGCTTGCGTACACCGTCTTGATTGGCCCGATCGTTTCCTCGGCCACGGTGCGCTGCAGGTCCGGGGCGAGTTCGCCGGCAGCCGCACGCAGCGCCATCTCGGCGGTCGCGTTGATGACCTGTTGCGGGACGGTGTTGTACGGCACGTAGTAGTCAAAGGCGCCAATCCCAATGTCGTCAAGCTTGACGTTGATGCGTGGCCAGTCGAGCGCTTGCGTCAGGCTGGCGCGCGAGCCTTTCCACTTGGACCGGTACATCTGCGCCATGTAGTCAGTCGCGCGCACGAGCGCCTGCTCCTTTTCGGTGAGCGTCAGGAGTGCCCACTGAGCGTTGCCGCGGCTCGCATGGTATGCGTCCGCCTGCTCGACTGACGTCAGCGATTGGGCGCCAGGAACGACCGATCCATCTTCAACGATCAGGCTCATTGTTTGCTCTCGGAATTACGGCGAGCCGGATCGGCCAGCGGGCGAACTGGCAACATGCCAGCCAGTGGGTACTGGCGCGGCGCCGCTTCGCCGGCTTCCATATCCGAGCTTGTTGCGGTTTTGGCTTGCGACGCCAGATGCGCAGCTACCAGTTTCGATGCGTCGATCATGGCGTCTCTCGGTTACTGCGGGTTTTGATCCAGCAGCGCTTGCAGATCGGCCTTCTTGGCGTCGGCGTCGAATGCGATGCCTCGTGCAGTCAGGGCTTCGCGCAGAGCGGCGATGCCGAGCGCCTTAGCTGGCTCAGGGTCGAATCGCTCATGCAGATCCGGGTCGAAATTGGCGGCGTCGATGATGACGAAGGGACCCTGCGAGGCTTCGTCGGTCGATTTGATGCGAATGGTGTCCATGCTTGCTCTCGTGTCAGGTAAAAAAGCCGACCACCCGAGGGCGGCCGGCGATTGAGTGTTAGCCGCCGATCAGCAGGCCGCACAGGTGCGGGTTCGGCATTGCCACGCCCCACGCCAAGTTGACCTCGTAGCGCACCTGGCGCTTCTGCTTGTACACGGCGAACTCGTAGGTGATGCCCGACACCGGATCGGTCACCAGCATCACGTCGTCGGCGTCGTCGCCACCATCCGGCATCGCCGGAGCGCGGGTCGCCAGCTGGATACCAGCGCGCTGGAAGAACATGTTGCGGGTGGTCGCGCCCACGACGGTGATCGCGGTGGCCGATGCCGGAATGGCTTGCATCAGGCCCGGGGCCGCCAGGGTGATGTTGCCGCCACCTGCGACACTGGCGTTGCCGACCTCGACCACGTACTGGTTCACGGCGTCGCCGGCCAGCTTGATGATCTCGCCAGCGACGATCGTGCCGGTACCGGCCGCAGCCAAGGTGATGACGGTCGCGCCCTTGGCATAGCCGGCGTTGTTGGTAGTCGCGCCTGCGGCAGTACCAGCGGCGACATTCTGCTTCACGGCGCCGGAGGTGTGGATATCCCAGCCCTCGACTTGGGTCAGGCGGCCGTAGCGCAGCAGGTCATCGTTGCCGGCTTCGTTGACCTTGAACAGACCCGACTGCTTGCCGCGGATGTTGGCAATTGCGCCAGTGCCGAGCACCATGTGCATGTCCGACTGCGGAGCGCCGTTGTCATCCAGGATCTTGCGCGGCTGGGCGAAGTCGTCCAGGTTGCCGGCGGTGCCGAAGGGCATAGTGCCCACGGTGCCCCAAGCGCGCGAAGCATGCAGGTGCAGGCCGGCCAGGTCGGCTTCGACTTCGTTCGACAGCGTGCGCAGGGCTTGTGCGATGCGCTGCTCGTTGATGTTGCCCAGCGTGCCGGCGTTCTGCAGGCCGCGGGTTTCCTCGCCCGTGATGCCGAACGGGACCGAGCGCGCTTTCGAGATCGTCATCTGCACATTGCCGACGGTCTGGTTCGGGGTGTCGGCAGCGTACGGCGCCGGGGTCAAGTCTTCGGCCTGCATCGCGCCGACGACCGGCGACATGATGACCTGGTTGAGTGCTGCGCGCTCGGCGGACGAGTCGCGCGAAACTGCGGGGATGAAGCCGATACGCTCGCGTGCGACGACATTCATCGCGTTGTAGATGTTCGGGATGAGGGAAGTGAGAGTCAGGACGCCCATTTGAAACCTTTCAGGAATAAAAAAGGCCCGCGCATAGCGAGCCGGTCAGGATGATTTGAGTTTTCAGAACAACAGGCTATCCAGCCCAAAGCACCCTGCGCGACATCCATCGGCAAGGCATCAAAATGGCCCGCTGTGACGGGCCGGCGATTCGTTGATGAGCGCTCAGTCGGTGACGACCGCGCCGCCCTTGATTGCTTCTGCTTGTGCTTGCGGCGCCATCGCGAAGAACTGCGAGCGCGGGATTTCTTTGCCGCCCGCAGCGCCACGGCCGCCGCCCGAGGCGCCGCCGCCCGATGCGCCCGAGCCCTTGAGGATCGAGTCCTTGTGTGGGTACTGGTTCACCATGACCTGCAGCGCTTCTTCGAAGTCCGCATGGTTGCCATGGTTGGTCGCCGAGAAGATCGGGTTGCCGGCCTGGTCGAGCGGGACCAGCTTTCCGGATTCGACCTTGAAGCGGTCGCCGAAGAACTTCTGCGCCATGTCAGCCGGGATCGCGAGCTTGTCGGCGATGAACTTCGAACTGGCAAACGAGCCGCCGATGATGTGATTGTTCAGGTCTTGCGTGAGCTTGGCGTTCTGCTCGGACAGTGCCTTTTCCTTCTCCTGCGCGGCGCGGGTCGCGGCGGCCACGGCCTCCTGCGCGGACTTGGCGGCGGCGTCCTTGATCTCCTGGACCTTGCCAGCGGTGATCAGGTCGCCATCCTTGATGTTCTTGGCCAGCTCGAGCGCCTTGCGCGCGGCCTCGCCGTCCTCGATGCCCTCGAAGCCTTTCAGCTTGGCCTCTGCGGCCTCCTTGGCCTCGCGATGGGACTTACTCTCGCCGTTGAGGCGCGAGATGGTGGCGATCGTGTTGTCGGCGTCGAAGGCGGCTTCGCGGCCATCGGCATACACGAAGATCGGGAGCTTCTTGTCGGCATCGATCACGATGTTGCCGTTGCTGTCAGTTTTAAAAGGCATGGTTCATCTTCCCGGCCATCCGGCCAATAGCTGAGCATTCCTGCTCGTTGCGCCCTAGTCCATCCGGCATTCGGGCAAAGAAAAAGCCACCGCATAGGTGGCCAGAAATACGAAAGGCCCGCCGAAGCGAGCCTTAAGGTCCAGTTATTTATCCACGCTGTCCGCCGTGTATGCCCTTGTTTGCACCACTACTCTGGCGCACATCGGGCCGCACTCTTCGCCCTCTATAGAAGGCCTATATATCAGGTTTGCTGCTCTTGATCACAAAGTGCGCCGGTACTTCGCCTTGCGCTACCAACTGGACGTCCGTAACCGCCTGCCCATCAGGCAACTTGATCTGCGCGCCGCCCATGCCCAGCGCCTTGATGCGCGTCAGCTTGGCCGCGAGGTCATCGACGGTCAGCGGTGGGTCGGTCAGCAGGTCTTTCGGATTGAAGGTCATCCGTCGAGTGTACCCTACTGCGTGTACTTGGCCTTCAAATCGCTCAACTTGAGGGAGCGGGCACCTCAGCGTTACTAGCCTTCGCCAACAAGGCTCTTGCAACTCGCTTTTTTGCCGCTGCCGACATCCGAGCCCTCTGCTCAGCGGTCCGCTTCTGGCCGATTCTCTTCGCCGTGGCGCGCTCCACTGCTTCACGCGGCATCACCCTGCCAATCCGAGGATCAACGTACCCAGGTTGCGCGATAGCTGCTGCATGAGCGGCTGATATCTTCCGCTTGGTCTCTTCGCTAATGGTCTTGCCAGTGTTTATCGCCGACAGCAGGGCTTTTGTCGTGTCTGGAGTTACGTAACCTTTGCGCGCACGTGATATTTTTTCCGCACGAGCGCTCCAATCTGAGCGGATTGGCTTGATCCTCCCTGCCTTCACCCATCTTAAATATGTGCTAGAGCCTATCCCTGCTAGACGGCAAATTTCAAGCAGCGGCAGGGACTCGTCCCTTACCGATTCGAACCTCTTGATCCGCTCGAGAGTTTGCTCCTCGCGCCTAGCGGCGACAGCTAGGGCAGCGGCAGTTTTTGGAGCGCCAGCCCTAGCCTTTGCTTTTTCCGAGATTCTCTCCCGTGTTTCATCGGAGCAGATTCGCCCCATGAGGGAAGCTGATCTCTTTGCATTTTGCTCTGGTGTTGACCCCCTTCCAAGGCGCGCATTTCGCATCTTTAGACGGGACTCTGGTGAGGTTTTTACACCGAGCCTACTGCCGGCTTTGGCACATATGTTGAGCCCGCTCGGTCCGCACGCGCCAAGCGAATCTATCCAATGTTGTTCGCGTTGCAGCAGTAAGGATTTTTCTGGAACTAGTTCGACAATCTCTAGCGCAAATGCAGCTTCGCCATATTTGCTCCACGACCTCTGTAATTTCTGCGAGTGATGCTCACCCTTCCGCAGCTCTCGCAAGTGATTTTCCCATCTCTTCTTCAGATTGACGGCGCTGCCAACGTATATCTTGCCGTTGACCGTATTTCGAATTTGATAGATGCCGGATTGCGCTAGAATAGCGTCAGCCATGATGACCTCTCAGACAGGTTGTTTGGTTAGAGCTCGCTTCGTGTTGGTAGCACTTAGCGGGCTCGTCTATTTTACGCCTCAGTTCGTGTATTTCGCTCTCAAATCCGAAAGTTTTAGCGGCCTGCCGGACATATCGACTAAGTCCCTTGGGGTTAATGCTCCGCGCCTGAACAGCTCCGCGCGCCCCGGGCCGAGCACTTCGTTCTGATAGTCCTCGCCCTTCATCTTCAGGTAGTCTGCAAACGTCGTCTTGGCACTGATCGGGCCGTTTGACGATGCGCGCATACCCGGATCAGGCTCGTCCATGTCGATGCCCATCTCGCGCAGCGTCTTCATCAGCGCGATTTCGCTCGAGCGACAGTTGAAGTGCCTCGGAACGCCGCCGTTGTACGGCAGATCGTTGCCGTTGATCGGGTTGTAATCGTGATCCCAGCAGGCTCCGCTGTAGGCGATGCAGGTCAGGCTGGTATGGCCGTCTAACGTCGATACCTGCATGATGCCGTTAGTGATGTCACGATTCATCTCGAAGGTCTTGCGCCGCGCCGCTGCTGCCACCGTGGCCGTACTGGTCTGCACGATCGCCGCGGCGTTCTTCCTCGCCAGCGGCATGATGCCTGGTGGCCCGACTCCATCAGCAGGCGCCTTCGCTGTCACCTCCTGCCCGACGATGCGCTTGATGATCTGCGCGTTTGTCTCGCCCTGCGCCGCGCCGATGCGGATCTCGTTGGCGAGCTTGAACTGCGTGTTCTGCGCCTGCCGAAGCCACCAATTCTTTGCCGGTGAGCCCTGGATCAGCGCATCACTCGCCAGCTTATTCAGGTAGTTCTCGCTCGGCAGTTGCGCGCCCAAGCGGATTTCGATGGACGTCTGCACAGCTTCAGCGCTCGCCTCCGCGCGCAGTTCGGCGATTGCGGCCTTGAGTTCTGACTGCGCGGGCAGTTCAGCATCGGGTCTTAAATCGACCACTTTGGCCAGCGCATCCTGCACACCCAGCGCTTCGACTTGTGCCACCTCGCCAAGGTCAAGCTCCGCTTGCGCCTTGCCGTAGTACTTAGCGATCAGTTCGTTCGACTCGCGCAGCAGCGCGTTCTTACCGGCCTTGCCGAGCATCGACAGTTCCGGAGCATTCGCCAACAGGCTCACGATATCGCGCTGCATCAGCACCAGGGCCGCCATCACGCGCGCCTTTGCCTCGGCTTCGGCGCGGAGCATGTCGACGTGCTGAGCGAGCAGCAGCTCCATCAGGAACTGTTCAAGGGCGCTCATGCTGTAGCGGGCATCGGCACGCTGAACTCAGGCGGCTCAAGCTCAATCTGCGCCTGAATGTCTGCCCAGACGCGATCCGGCGACACAATGCCATACCTGCGCATTTCATCGAACGCCGCCTCTTTAGACAGCATGCGCGCGTTCACAAGCTGCACCAGCGCGGTCACGAACGGGCCAGCCGTCTGCAGGATCGCATCCGACGAGAAATCATCGAAGATGTCGATGCTGCCGACGTAGGTCAGCTTCATCCAGTCGTGCATGATCATCAGCGCTTGGTCGAGCGTGTCCTCCAGACCCTCGACCATCATCGAGAGCTGACACTTCTGCTCACTGTCCTCGATGGCGTTCTGTGTCGCGGTCGTCGCAACCTGCGTCTCAGCCAGCAGCTCGGCGCCCATCGCGCGCATCTGGTTTTCGAGGTCCTGAATCGACAGCCTGCCAGCCTCGATGGCCGCGCCGCTATGCTCGACATACTTCATGTCGCCGCCAGGCGGGAGTTCGGTAGCTGTTTTCGTTCCGATGACAATCGTATCGCCCTCATTCACGCCGATGACCGCAAGCAGCGGCACGCGAGCGACGTGCAAAACATTCGTTTGGTCAGAGCTGGACTGCCAATGAGCGATATTCAAATCAGCGAGGTCCGTCAGCGGCGGAACCGCGGTCATGAAGCCAGTGCGCTTCGTGTAGAACGTCACCAGAGGCACGTACTGGAGCGACATCTTGCCCTCGGCGTGCAGGATCCACTCCTTCTTGTCGTTCTGGCGATAGGTCGACCAGCGGCCCGGCTCAATCACGCGCACCTGATCGATTTTGGTCACGCCGAAAGCCCCGTCATCCTCTTCTACGCACTCCATGAGACGCAGCATGGTCAGCACTTCGGCGCCCGCGCCGGTCTTGGCGCTTTTCCAGCCCAGCACCTGCTTGGGCGTGATATGCACGAGGTAGGGCCGGATTCCCGCCTTCATCTCGTCAGCCTTGGTCGGATACAGCAGCTTGCCGTCCTTGTCGGTGGTCGGCGGGCACTCGACGAGGATGTGCGTCAGGCCGTATTTCAGGCCCGCGGTGAACACGTTGTGCGCGAACACGTTGAGGTTGTTGCCGCATTGATCGACATCCTGTAGCCACTGCTCCTGCTCGGGTGCGATGTCTTTGCATGTCACTGGCTCGGCGAACGGCTTGGCGGCCATGTTCTCGACCGTGCGGCCCAGGCCATTGAACAGCGTCGACGTCTTGATGCGGTAGTCGTAGCTCTCGCTGTCCTCGCGCGGGAACTTCGGCAGGTACTTCTCGCGCGCGGCACGCATGGGTTCGGTCCCGCCACACAGGGTGTCGATTTTGCTCCACCCAGGCGCCATCGCGTCGACCGCGGGTGACGTATCGTTGACCTTGGTTGCCATGTGTTTCCTGTTAAATGTTCAGCGTGCGCACGCCTGCTGTGCGCTTCACGATCGGCCAGCGCTTGACGATGAAGTAGCCGCCCGCATCGTTGGCATGGTCGAAGCCGCCCTTTTTGTCCGGCTCGCCCTTGTCGTCGTACACCTGGCGCTCAAGGCACAACGTGTATTTCTGACACTTATTCGTGTTGACTAGGAATCGGCGCTCGTCGTACGTGTTGCACAGCATCGCGTTGACACTGTTGATGCGGTCCTTCACGCCCGGATTCGCGCTGTCCACGACGACCGTAAAGTCCGCCTTACGCAGCAGCGACAAGTCGGACTCGCTCGCATTGCTACTCTTTCGGTTCTGCCCTGAGGCATCCGGATAAACCGATACGGTGTGGCTGGCGAACTTCGCCTTGATCTTCTCGATCATTGCCGGCGTATCAAACACCTCCGTGAATTCATCCACTGCACGCGGAAGATCGTCGCGGATCACGAAGACCACTGCGGCCATCTTGCCCACGTTGAAGTCCATGCCGATGTGGAGCGCATCGCCCTTGCGCACAATGTCGTCAGTGTGATTCCGCCGACGATCAAAGCAGTAATAGATGACGCCCTGGTAGTTCTCGAAGCTCGCCAGATACTCTTGGCGGAACGTGCGCGGGTCCATCTTCCGGCGCGCAGCCTCAATTTCTTCCGCCGGGACGTTGCCGCCATCAACCGACGTGTACAGCCAGCTTTTATGGTCAGGCT